TACTTGAAATCAACATTGCGGCAATAAATAATAGCTTTTTCATATTTTATCCTTTTAATTGTGTTGTATAGCGCCTAGACTAGGTAGCGTTATGTTAATAGTTCCATTGAATAAAGTAAATGGTGTTAACACGTCACATGTGCTACTTGTATAACTTCCCCAAACGCCATCCGATCCAGGTGTTACTTGTAATAATAAATTTTGTGGAGTACATACGTTAGCTACTGTAAGTGTAACACAAAACGTCCATGCACATGAGCCAGCATCTCCAAAATCATTTCCCGGATTTCCATCTACATTCAAATCAAAAAAGTATCCCGGGCCAACCGTTGTAATAGGAGTTGTTGTTGATGTTACTGTCGTCATCCATGTCCATTGTCCTCCGGTTGCATTACCACCGCAATTTGCTGGTGCCGTTTGTGGAGTAACTGATGACCAACCTGGACCCAATGTCAAATCAAAGCCATCTATCCAATTTGTTCCCGCTTGAGTGTATCCATTCATCGTGTAACATGCAGTTACCGTTTGTCCTGGAAGATATGTACCAGCTGAAGGTGGTGGAGTTAATGTAAAAGATTGCGTTCCATTGCATTGTGAGAATGCATAACTCCAAAGTAACGATATGAATAAAATGAAACGCATATACTAATAAATATACTAGATAATTTTTTCAACGTATGTGCATTGTTCTCCAGCATCGAATCCTTTTTCTAATAGCAATGGCAATGATGCCGGTTTGCACCAAGCATACGCTAACCATCCTGGATATTTGCTTTGTACATAGTCCCAACGTGCATCCCATAACATTCTGAAGATGCCTTTCCTTCGATGTTCTTCATGAACCCAAGCATCTAAGAATTTAATCTTTTGGTCTCGTTCACGCTCCATGTAGATATGTCCTACAATGTCTCCACTAACCATAGCAATCCAAGTTTCTAATTGCTGAGCATTGCTTTTTAAATGTACTATTTTGATGTCATCCATAATTTTATTAATGTAATCTTTTTAATATATCTCCTAGTCTAGAATACATTTCAAGAGCAACGGGTACAGATAGCAATGCAATTAAGAAGTTATTAACATATGAATATACTGTAATTATGCTACCAATTGTAATGTTGCGAGTTGTTAATACAAGTAATATTACTGCAATGAACAGAAATATGTTTTTAATCATTCCGATTAGAAACCAATTCTTTCCCTGTACAGTTGAATCATATATGTTTATTCTTCGCATTCGTTTAAAAAATGATACGGACTGGTCATACCCTAATTCAATAGAATTTGCTTTATTCTCATTATGATTATTCCTAACACAAATTGCTTGTTGTACTTTTTTGTAATATACCGAACCGGCTAGTACAATCAAAATCATAGCAATTATAACTAGTAACCCTACCTGCCAATTTTCTGAAAATATAAATCCAATAGATCCAATTATTGTTACTATAGTTGCAATATAATAATGAACATAACCTTCCAATACGTGCACTATTTCATGGGCCATATCAGTTCGAGCAATCTTTGTTGATGTATCAAGTTGATCATTTTTTAAGAATCTAAAGACAATGCTATTGTAAATTTTTGTATATACTTTAGTATCATAAACCATTCTCTTGTAGTTAAAGAATGTAGATAAAAAATATGAGCCTCCTAATAATACCAACCAACCCCAACTGCCAACAATCAATCCATCGATACTTTTACCTAGCAAGAATGGAGTTGCTAAATTAGCAAGTTCTGTTAATAACATGAATGAATAAATCCAAATCAACTCAAATTTGAATTGTTTAAAGATCTCAACTATTTTATTCATATTAATTGATTAAAGGTGCTTTAATTGCCGGATGTGATTGATAACCTTGTAATTTAAACTGTTCAATGTTGTATTCCGAAACATCATCCATATCTCCGATGTAATGATTTGATTCGTCGAATTGATCTATAATAAGTTTAGGCAACGCATAAGGTTCTCTTACAATCTGTTGACGCGCTTGTTCTAAATGATCTTGATATAAATGAACGTCACCTAAATTACCAATCAATTCATCAGGAACCATATTAACTTCTTTTGCAATGATTTCAAGTAGTAAACCATAAGAAGCAATATTGAATGGCAAACCTAAGAATGTATCCACTGAACGTTGATTCCACATTAAAGAGATTGCTCGTTTAGGGATGTTATTATTGTCCATCTCTTCTTTGGTGTAAAATGATGCGTAATCGTTTGTTTGAATTTGGATTGTACTTCGTTCTTCCATATTCAACTCTCTTGTATAAACTTGAAATCCATAATGACAAGGTGGAAGTGTCATTTGGTCCAATTCACCAACATTCCACGCATTAACCATCAATCGTCTTGAGTCTGGGTTTGTTTTAAGGTCGTTGATTAGGTTTGCGATTTGGTCAATTGAATTTTCTGTTATTTCGGTAGTTGGACCCCAAAATGTTCCGCCTAAACTTTTAGTATCGCTAGTTTTCCAACTTCTCCACTGCTTACCATAAATTGGACCTAACTCACCCCACGTCTTTGCAAACTCATCATCTGTTTTGATTTTGTTGATGAATTCTTCTTGTGTTAAAACATCTACGGACATATAGTCATCACTAATACTCATCCATTCATCAGGTAGTATGTGGTTTGCATCCCTTTCAAACTGACAGGTTTTCTCAAAATTCTTATAAGCATCACCATCCCAAATATGACAATCATTATCAACAAGGTATTTGATGTTTGTATCACCCCTTAAAAACCATAACAACTCGGTTACAATTCCTTTCCAATACATTTTCTTTGTGGTAAGTAATGGAAAACCTTCTGACATCTTGTGACGTATTTGATGTCCGAATATTGATATAGTTTTACCATTTCGCGTTTCTTTCACGCGTCCATCTGCTATAAGGTTAAATAAAAGATCTTGATAGTGTCTATCCAGCTGATTCATCGCGTACTACTCGTTTTTCGATTAATTTAATTAATGATTGTACTTCTTCAAAATCCGTAAATCGAATTGTTGGATATGAATCAAAAAAGTCAACAAACCATTCTGCATCGCTTTCGGTATTGGCAGATGAAATAAATCCAAAGCCTTGAGCTACCTGATATGAATAATAATAATGATCTCCGTCAAAATCTGAATAATCTTCTCGTTCAAATCCTAACAATTGTATTTCTTTTTCTGTCATAACATATTATATTGAATCATTCACACATTTCAAAGTCTGCTTCTTGAATTGTTTCACAAAAAAGAAAGTGAGTTGGAGTTCTCAATACATGATCTGCTCCAACCCAGTCTCTAAATAATTGTACATACTCCATGTTTGGGTGTTCGTCTAATTTAGGAGCAAAGTGTGAAATAAATTTTGCTCGTAATACTTTGTATGCGATTCCGTTATGTACTTGTATTTGCATTTTACATCATTGGCATTTGTGGTTCATCATCTTTGCTAGGTTCATCTACAATGACACATTCCGTCATTAGAACCATTGACGCAATTGATACTGCATTTTCAACAGCCGTACGGGTTACTTTGGTAGGATCTAACACACCCATTTCCAACATTAAACCATAGACTCCAGTTCGTGCATTGTATCCAAAGTCTCCTGTGCCACGTTTAACTTCTGCCACAACCACAGCACCTTCGCCACCTGCATTTGCTACAATTTGGCGTAATGGAGCTTCAATTGAAGACTTTACTAAGTCCACACCAATATTTTCATCAGCATTACTTGTTTTTAGTGCGTCTAATGCACTTTGGCATCTGATCAAAGCAACTCCCCCGCCTGGCACGATGCCTTCTTCTACTGCTGCTCTAGTTGCTGCTAATGCATCATCTACTCGATCCTTCTTCTCTTTCATTTCCGTTTCAGTTGGTGCACCAATATACAATACAGCAACACCCCCGGCCAATTTAGCTAAACGCTCTTGTAGCTTCTCGCGGTCATAGTCTGACTTAGCATCTTCAATCTCACGTCGGATTGTATCAATACGTTTTTGAACCTCTTCTGATTCGCCATGGCCATTGATAATTGTAGTCTTATCTTTTGTGATTTCAATTTTCTCACAGCTACCTAATACCTCAGTGCCACATTCTGAAAGCAACACACCACGTTCTTCTGATACAACGGTTGCTCCGAGCAACGTTGCTAAGTCTTCCAATTGTGCTTTTCTGGATTCGCCAAAGCCTGGAGCTTTAACTGCTGCAACTCTTAGTGCTCCTCGTATACGATTCACAACCAATGTTCCTAGGGCATCTCCTTCAACATCTTCTGCAATGATAACAAGACCCTTACCCATTTGAACTACTGGTTCTAATACGGGAAGCAATTCTTTCATGCTTGATACTTTGCCATCAATTAGTAATACTAAAGGACTTTCCATTTCGGCAGTCAATTTTTCTTGATTAGTTACAAAGTAAGGAGAAAGGAATCCTCTATCAAATTGCATACCTTCAACTGTCTTTATTTCAGTTTCAGTACCCTTTGCTTCCTCAACGGTAATAACTCCGTCTTTGCCTACAACACGCATAGCTTCGGCAATCAATCCTCCGATAGCTTCATCATTATTGGCAGAGATTGTTGCAACTTGTTTGATTTTATCATTATCAACACCAACTTCTTGTGACAATGACTTAAGCTCAGCTACTACTGCTGCAGCAGCTTTATCCATTCCGCGCTTAACATCAATTGGATTTGATCCTGCAGCAACGACTTTCAATCCGCCTGCCACCAATTGTTGTGCTAATACTGTTGCTGTGGTAGTTCCATCTCCGGCAATGTCAGCTGTCTTGGATGCTACTTCTTTAACCATCTGTGCACCTAAGTTTTCAACTGGATCGCTTAATTCAATTTCTTTTGCAACGGTAACACCATCTTTGGTTACATGGGGACTTCCAAACTTCTTGCCAATAACTACATTTCTTCCCTTTGGACCTAACGTGGTCTTAACTGCGTTTGCTAACGCATCAACTCCTGCTTTCAATTTCGCACGAGCATCTGAATTGAATTCGATTTGTTTACTCATAACCTTTCTTTCTTATAACTTTTATATAAATATATTAATAACTTATTCAGCCATTTCCAAGAACTTTTGATTGACAGTTTTGGAAACTTGTGTCATGTTCATTGGATCAATGAATTGTGCATCTGGGCCATACATTCTAGTAAAATTATATTTCGTGTTTGAACCCATATAACCTTGATAGATAAAATATGAAATTACATTGATGCCTGCTTCTTTAAATGAATTAATAACGCGTCTTGTATATTCTACACCATCATATGAACTTTGCACTCCGGAGATGTCAGTTGGCTCGCCATCGGAATAGTTAATAAAGATACACTCATCTCCTTTTGCTGCTGCACGAATTTCCTTTTCAATACTTTTAAATGCAATTCCCTCCGGAGTAACACCAAAGGTACGCAAATACTTAAACAATGATTTGATTTTACTCATTTTATCATGTTGTGAGTCATATGCATACAATGTTATACATTTATCGCCAGAGCCAATTGAATTTGTTCCTCGGAATGAAATTTGGACTCTAATACCCGTTGTCATTGATGCTGCTTGTGCTACTGCTACTGCAGATGTAATTGCATTGTAAAACTTAGTGCCTGACATTGATCCTGAAGCATCAATTGAAATATGAATAAAATAATTCTTATAACGGTCTGTTACTATTCGGTGAAATACATTTACATTGTCATAACCCAACTGCGAAATTAAACGTCTATCAATTTTACCGGATTGCAAACGAGTTGATTTCAAACTGCGTTCCGTGTCTCTTACCTGGAGCTTGCGACCCAATTGTTTGCCTAAGATGATACCTTTCGTAACTGCATCATCAGTTTCTTTCAAGCATCTAGCATAGTAACTACCTTTTTTAACATCTGTGTCATAATCTCGCTTTCCGGTGACATAATCTTCGGAATTAGTTGCAAATAAATTAGACAATGAACAAATAATACCTGGCGTCAACTTTTTAATAACAACGGTATCAACAAAGTTTGCTGAGCCAGCACCTTCTGCGCTTGTATCTACTTGTTTGATATTTGTATCTGAATCTCTTAAGGCATTGATAATTGATGCATTCTTCTTAGTAATCTTTCCAGATTTTTTAGAATCGCCATTTAAAAATTCTCGTTGCTTATCAATTGCTTTTTGCAATTTTTCTAGTTCTCTTTGTGTCAATTCGGAACCGCCACCATTACCTTCTCCTTCTTCATCTCCTTCACTATCGCTATCACTTTCATCATCATCTTCATTAATATCCGTAGGCTCTCCCGATCCATCACCGCTTCCGCCTCCTATAGGTCCTTCTCCAGGCTGTCCTTCTCCTTGTCCTTGTCCATTATTACCTGGCATATCTATTTCAGTGACTGCATCTTTGATTGCTTTGTATACTTCAATTGCTACACTTAATGCATCATCGGTAGATTTCAATCTGCTAATGTTTCGCAAATCAATCATTGACCATATACTTCTTAATTGTTTAAGTGCATCTAGGTTGCGATTTGGATTAGTGAAATTGATGATATGAAAAAAGTAATCATCCCAAGATTCATCACACTTCTCATTGGTCTTCAAAGCCTTATCAACAATTTTGTCATTGAAATATTTATCATACATTGCTTCATAATACATACGGTATCCTGGAGCTGTGGTGTATATGTAATAGTCAATACGACGATCTTCGATCCAATTCAATAGGTCTTTGATGATTGTAAATTCTCGAGATGTCATTTTCATCTCCGGGTCTAATCCGCGCATACGAACTGCATTCGCAAACTTTGTATTTTCAATTAAGCTAGTGAAGCCGCCTTGAACTGTTTGAAACATGGTAAAGTCTGTCAATAAGATATGTGAGCCTTCATGTAAGGCTAATCCAACAGCTGGGTCAAAATGTTTATCTTCTAATTTAGAACCAATAACAACTTGTTCGCCATCTGTGTAACTATTGTCAGAGCTTTGAAATACTACAGGAATTTGTTTGCCCGTAACAATATTAACAAAGTTAGCAATTGCTCTTTGTGCTGCCGCTAATTTAGCTAAGTCAACGCCGCCTTCTTCTCTTTTAAAATCAACATCAAAATCTCGATCCAACCAAAAGCTAGATGCGCCCCATTGTGTCTTGTTATCTCCCTGTTTCATATCTTTATTTTTATATAAATAATATAAGAAAAAATTCAGTATTATCCAACCTAGTTGCATAAAAAAAGAGACAGATCACGCTGATTAACGAATGGTGATTTTTGCCGTAACTGTCTCCTTTTCGAGCTATGAAAAATTAAAATGGTATTCCGGTGCTGTCTTCGTCTTTACCGGTATTGAAAATGTCTTTCATTTCGGTTGCCATATGCTTTTGGATAATTTGCTTAACAAAGGTTCTTTCAGAATCTGTTCCGCCTGATGCATCAAAGAATGGAAGAACTGCAACCTCAGCGGCTTCTGACAAAGAAAATCCATCTGCTAACAACTCACATATCCTAACCGTCATACGGGTTGATATCATTGTGGATAATTTGCCTTCATCTGATCTCCATTCTTTACGAGTTGCATCTGCAATATCTGCTACTGAATGAATAAGATTGCCAGATACCTTGTCACCAAAACGCTTCGTCAATAAATCTTCTTCTTGAGATAAAGACAAAATGTCAACTTCAATAATTTCAAAACGATCCATCAATGCTCGGTCCAATACTCTGGTTGATGTATACTCCGTACCAATGTTTGCTGTAGCAATAAAGGATACATTTGCAGCAACTCTAATAGTTGGAGAATTAACATCTTCATCTAATCGCAAATATCTTTGACCTTCATCAAGTACTGTCATTAAGATGTTCCACGCTTCAGGGTGAGCTCTGGATAACTCATCTAACAAGATAACGGCATTCTCAGTTTGAATTGCTTTAACAAATGCAGACTCATCAAAAGTTGTCTGACCATCTTTGAAATGCGTGTTACCAATAAGAGTTGCTCTTGGATCTTGAGTTGCACCTAAGTTGAAATAGAAAAAAGGACGATTGGTTGCTTTAGGCAATTCCTTTGCTGCTTGTGTCTTACCACAACCTGCAGGACCGACCATCATGATATTTTTACCACGAACTGCTGAGCGAACCAGATACTTCCATTTGATGTCAGACATTTCTAAGTTTGCTGGTTTAATCTTATGTGCATTGTGAATTAATGCTAATACTGGATCTAACTCTTGTTTAGGCATAGGTTGTGGTTCTGGTGGATATGTTGCTTTTATTTCTTCTTGATTAATCTGATCTAATGCGACGCGTTTTGCTCGACCCGATTCATGATCAAATATCAATGCTTCATCATTATCTATTGCATGTTGCACCATAATGGATCGGAATAATGAAGTAATGTCATTACCAGTACCTAATTCGGAAATGTAAGGATTTCCATCTTGCGTATACTTTACTACGCCAATTGATTTTGTTTTTTTCATAGCTCTTTTATTTTTCTATATTATATAAAATAAAAAGCTAATATCCAACCTTATCTGATTATTTTTTTACTGGTTCCGTCTTCGTATATTTCAAATACTAAACCTTTATATTCAGTCCCAACTTTTTGTCCTAATGAATTTACCCATTTAACAACTTGTTTTGTTTTACGTGTATTGTCAATTGCAATCGGGCCATATATATCTAGTGCACCATCTATATCATATTGCATTAATCTATAATAATGTATGTTAAATTCATTAAAGACATCTAAGTATGAATAGTTTTGTGTTTGCGTAGAATTGCCAGCAGCTGCTCGTTCTCCTACTGCAATCCATTGTTCTCCATCTGCAGATCGTTCAACTACAAAATGCGATGCATCTTTCTCAGATGCGGTAGCCCATTTCAACATGTTGAATGCAGGATATGGAACTCCTTCGAAATATAAAAGTTCTACAGGCAATGCAGTAACTGAAGTTGCATTTGCAAAAAACCCGCCCCATGTTCCTACATTCGAAATATCAGTTGTCCACCTCAATGTTAATTGTCCTGCAGAATTAGTTGCCATGATGTCTGCGGGAAGCGTTGAACCATTAAGTGTAGCTAACAATGGCGCCGATGTATTTGCACCATCATATACGTATAAGAAATCATAAGTGGTTTCTAAATCTAATTGTGTGAAAGAAAGATTTAATTTTTGTGTAACATCAGATGGTGTTAAGGTTAGTATTCTATCGACACTATTTGTATACCCAACGGATGTAGGGCCTGCCGGGCCGCCATCATCTGTAATTCTATATGTTAATGCAGAATTAAGAGTTTGGCTACAAGCTGATAAAATAGGAATAAGTGTGTTCGAACTAGCTGATGTAGACGTCAATCCGAAATCATCTATATATCTTTCATGTGCTCCAGATGCTCGCGCGTCTAATAAACGTATGAATACATTAGTTAAACCCAAAGCACCAATGTTAAGCGTGTATTGAGCATATGCATTAGTAACCGTTGTGATTGATCCTCGAGTCGTCCAAGTTGTTCCATCTGGCGATGTCTGTATGTTTAAGGTCCAAGCAGTTGTGTTTGAACTTCTACGATACCAAAAAGTTAATACGCCTGGATTTGCAATTTGCGGAGTGCGTATCCAATCACCCGTTCCATTAAATCCAATTGCATGAGTTCCAGTACGTACTGGCGATGTAACTGCAATCATTGAGTTTACAGCCCACGTTCCGCCTTGTGTTGTAACTGTGCTAGTAAAGCTTTCATATATTTGATATTGATTGCATTGGGTGTATGCAAAAGATGAAACCAATAAGAATAAAAATAATAACTGTTTCACGATTCCTGCTTTTTATGTTTTGATTTCCTAGTATATTTTTTGCGATTGCGTTGAATTACAGGACGGGTTGCCTGCCAAACTTCTTGCATCGTAACTTGAATCTTCTCCATATAAATAAATATACAGAAAATAATTTAAAATTCAAATTACCATTTACGACAAGACCAATAACGTGCTGAGGTTCTATCATTTGCTGTATGACAACGGTGTCTTGCTCTAAATGAACGCCTACGTGCAGGATTGTTCTTACGTATTCTCATATTAGGGTCTCCAAAGTTGACCTTTACAACGTTACCTTTAGCGTTCTTAACGTAGACTTTGAATTTCTTAACATCGCCTTGCATTGGTTTGCCAAGTTTAACTTTGCGTCCTTGATATTCTGATTCATTTACTCCTGGATATGCAATATCAATATATTCATCTAGATCTGCATGTTTTTTAATGTATTCAATTAAACAGCTTGGACAATATCCATCTGCTTCATTGATTGGAACGCAGTTAGGAACTTTGCGTCCACCTTTTTTCTTCATTCCGATCATTTCATATCCAGACCAACACGGATCTGATTCATCAATATATTGCATTACAACTCCTGACGTATTGCTAACTTAGGAAGATATGTCCTCCATGTTGCTAATATTTGTTCTTTTTCTTTATCAGTTATGGTGTTGTTATCAACCCATATACTTAAATAATTATTGACAACTTGCTGAAATGGTTGTTTTGATTTTTTAGCTTTTGAATATAATCCATGTATCATTGCTGGAATTTCTTTGGGCAATAAAAAGTATCGAACTGGTGGTAATTCTCCTGATTCAATCTTAGCACGAAGTCCCATATCTGAACGTAGATATTTGCTAGCAATTAAGTTCCAACCACTTTGTGTTACATGTTCAATTTCATGTCGAAGTATGTCTCTTAGTTCCATTGCAACTTCACTCAATATGCGCGGATACTCTGCCGAATCAAATTGAAATCGTACTTCTATTAATGGCAATTCATCTGAGTCTCGTTTATCGGAGTTATATGCATCTCCTCCAGCTTTGAAATCATTGAACCCGTCAATCCATTGTACTTTGAGTTGTAAGTAAAACTCAACAGGAATATCCATGTTTTCTACTTCTTCAAAATATATGTGACGTTGCTTCTTGTCATCATCAATCAATGGAACTTCTTCATCTTGTTTGAAGTAAATCTTTTCTCCTGCAAAACGTCCTTCCGGATCTTTTGTTGCAGCATAACTGTCTTTGATGATTTTTAATAATGTATTAGATAGCTTAGTTACCAAACTATCATAACGTCCTTCTACAATCAATGTTTTAAGTGATATCATATTATTGTATCTGATTTATCATGTTGGGATCTATTTTAACGTTATATGCTGACCCGCGATTAATTTTTTTCAACATGGGTTCTTGTTTTAAGAAATTCCAAGAATCAAAATGTTTAAATCGACCATTACGATCAAAACCTACATTGCCGGCATGTGCTTCTGCGCCATGTATTTTTAATTTTCCAAAATCTTTTAAAATCGATTGGCGTTGTGGTAATATTTTTTTCATGAAATTGTCAATTTCATTTACCGTAAAGCCCGAGTAAACTCCAGCTTTTAATCTTTCAATTACGCGGTTCGCTATTTCTTTATTTGTGAAATCTGATCGAAGATTTAAAAAATCTGATTGAATAATATTCCATAATTTTTGCTCTCGATCGGATAGCACTGTTATCTCATCCATTAATATTACGTAATATTGAGTCGATTCTCCATTTATTGTTATTTTGCTTATGCTATAAGGTTTTATTACGTGTTTTGCAGTAGTTCTTTGCCGGGCGCGCAATGCAGATGCAACTTCCTGCGGATTGCTAGTAAGTTTTAAAATACGTCCTCTTTCCGTACGCATTGCAGCTCCTTGGGCTCCACCCATAAGTTTACCTTCAATTTTTTCTCCCATTTGTTTTGCAAGATCATTGAATACCTTATTTAACATTAATTCATTACGTTTATTTAGAAATACATGAGATAGGTGTATATTCTTAGGAACAATTGGTTTATGCAGCGTAGCTCCAGTAACTGGAGGATTTGGCATTGACCATTTAAAATCTTTCGGCGGTTCGAATTTTGACCAACCGGTTGGCGCCTTTGTCTGTACATGTGACCCAACTGGTGATAATTTTTTTGTGGCTACAATATCTTTTGCAGTAAGCTTACCTGTTTTAATTTGTTTAAGTGTACTAACAATATCGGCAGTTGATTTATTAGATAATGATTTCCAAACTAATGGAGCTTCTTGCTCTAAACGTTGAACACTAGATAATCGCTTAACGATAGTAGGATTGGGTGCAATGAATTTGCCACCCTTTGTTTTTCCTCCTTTGGAAAACAATTTAATTAAAGCTCGTAATAATTGTCTCATATCATCATTTCCCTATTTGTTTATCTAGTCTAGATGCAAATTGTTTATCTTGAAGTTTATCATTGAGATCTTTTTGTGATAATTTATTTTTTATCATGTACTCACCAACTTTACGTCTTTGGTCATCATCTTTACTAAGAATATATGATGCTAATGCACCTAATCCTGCAAATGCACCGGTTGCTATCATAGCTGTTGATTTGAATTTACTATATTTAAGATGCGTTCCCCATTCGCCTAACATAGCAGACAACGTTTCTGGTGTTATTGGCTCCGTTGAATATACCGTAACTTCTTTTTTACCTAAACGCTGTAATGCAGATTTTCTTTTATTAACATTTTTAACATTTAGCATTGCTTGGTCCGGGGCCGTTGTTATATCTTTATACATTGTACCTTTAGTTTGATATAATGGCGTTTTGCCATCAGCTCTAAATACATTTCCAGCATCATCATAATACAATTTATTCTTAGTCCAAAAAGGTTTTCCGCCTACTTCCCAATTGGCAATTTTATCTGTTTGTGTTTTTGACAATTTCAGTTTTTTACCTAATCGATTAACTAACCCCTTTAAAGGTTGTAAGTCCCAATGGTCATAAAAGACAATAAAGTTTCCTTTTTTATCAACACCTTTATATGCACCGCCGTTGCCATGTACCCCACCAAAGTTAAATGTTGTTAATATGTCTTTTTGTTTTGGATTACGTATTATAGCATCAATTTCATTTTTTGCAATTGTAAAATTTTTTATACTATATGCTGGTAATCCGTCTGTATGGGTACCTATTTTTATTAATGAATTGTATTTTTGTGGAACATTATTGTATACGTACCACGCATCATAACGATTTCGAAGTGATTGATATTTAGGTCCAATCTTAGGTAAAAGTATTTCTAATGGAATACCAAAAGGTTTTGATAAATTGTATCCAATTGGTGTTACTGCACGTGCTTTAATTTTTCTTCCTGCAGATTTTACTTTATCAATTAGTTGTGATATTGATAGCTTACCTTGTTTTGTTTTTTTTAAAATTTCAATTTGTTCTTGTTTTGGTAATTTTGATAACTTCTTCCATACTTCCGGATTAGTTTGTTGTAGTCTTTCTAGCTTTTGTAAATTTTTAATAGCTGTTGGATTAGGTGGAATAAATTTACCACCTTTGATTTTACCACCTTTGGAAAACAATTTAATTAAAGATCGTACTAATGTTTGTAATAGTCGCATTACCAACCCCCAGAGCCTTCGCCTCCGTGTATATTTTTTGTTCTAGCGCTAGTAGTATAATCTCGATTAATTCCCCATTTTTTATCGTATTTAGATGGTTTTACATAATCTGTCATTTTTTTGCGACCAGCTACATAATCTTTAAGAAATTTTATTTGTTCTTGTCTTCCAGCTTTGCCTTGTTGCATTAATGCTTGATATTTTCTACGATATTGAGAATTTGTTTCTAGCATAGTTTGAAATTGCTTTAATCTTTGCGATTTGGATATATCTCGAGCTATCATTCGACCACCAGGTGTTTTGCCGCCCTTCATAAATAATTGAATTAAACGTTGTAATAATTTAAGCATGATATTCCTTATACTTTATAATAAATATCATTCTAATAAATTATAATTCCAATAACGTTCTTTGTCATGATTGAAAGGATTACCGGTTTGTTGATAATAACAATTGAAGCAAAGCATTTGCAAATTCTCTACAACATGATTAGTTTCATCACCGTCTATATGATCTAAGAGCAATGGAACTGTATCATCTGTTATTCTGCGTTCTGAATATCCGCAGCTTGCACATTCTTCTTTAAATATACCTAATGCTAATAATCTGTTACGAAGTTTCCATGTTGGATAGTTAGGATGCTTACCTTCAAGTATATTTGTTATGCTGTATATACCTTTATTGGCTTTTTGAACATCTTTTGGTATGCCGACTCCAAATTGATTCTTATGCAATTCATAAAGTGTCTTACCAGTTTCTCGATCCGTATAGAGTCGTGCATACTTTTTATATGTTGTGAATGATACTTTTAAAAAACGAGCAGCTTCAGCATTTGATTTAGTATTTTCCATGGCATACCGAATTTCACTTTCAGGTATGTCTAAGGCTGTTTTACCTATACCATATACGTACTTGTACTGCTTTTCTTCCATTAGTATATTCCGTGCTTACGAAGTTGTCTAACAGCTTCTTTTACTGGTGTAGCAGCATCATACATTTCCATTAACATTGGTTTTAATTTAAGAGTCTGATCTGCGAAGAATGTCGAATGTACTTTGCTTTCTGTTTTTACTTCATCGATCCAATATGAATATACCGGATACTTATCTTTAAACCAATCTTCTGCTGAACGTGTATCCCAATATTCAATTTGATCTTTCAATGGCCACATATGAATTGGAATGTTAGGATCTTTTCTAAGTGCAGGTTGTTTAGGTTGTTGACTTTGGTTACGTGCATTCTTTGAAATGAATTTGTCCATTAAGTTGATAGAACGATCCTTCGGGGACATTCCCGTGTGTGCTGATTTCTTACCCATTTGCTTTTATTTTTTGTGTTAGTATAACTATTTTACGCCAAGCATCTTCGGCTTGGTATATATGCTTTTTAAATGTAACAATATCATGTTTGTTTCTAGCTACGTTTGCTTTTCGCATATTGCGTTGAAACGTTGCATGAAGAAACCCAACACGGATCTTTGCTAATAGCTTTGATATTTTATTAATCAATTTCATAACGATTATCAAATTTATTTACCGATGTTTTAATACGTTGTTGTGTTAATAGTTTGCTTATTTCCGTGCACATTTCGAATCCATCGACGAATACTGAACATCGGCCGCGCGTATGCGTAATTAAAGCACATTGCTGAGCTTGTAGGTTATTATGTCCACAAATATCAATCAAACAATCAATAACGTGATCAAATGTATTAACAGAGTCATTATGAATTATAACTTCATAAAGCCCTCGTTTCGTTTTAGTTTGTTTGGTCTTCGGTGATGCTTTTTTTGACATCTCTAATGATTGCACATTGCTCATAAAGTTCTCTTTTTTCTGCATATTGTAATGATTCATCTAGGAATTTGATTTTCCGGGGCATATTCCATGACTCGGGCCATTCCCATTCATCTGTTTTCATGATATTGATTGAATCAACGAATAACTGGTTAATAAAATTTTCTAAGATCATAACTTATAATATGAATTATTTTTGCAATATCCAATTAAATATATAGTTTTTGCCCGACAGCAATCTTATCAGCTTTAAGTCCTTTATTCTTTTTAAGAATTGCATCTATCGTTGTTTTATTGCGATTTGCAATGCCACCTAACGTTTCACCTTGTTTAACTGTATATTGTTTTTTAGATGATTTTTTTGTAGAAGCTTTTCCAAGTGTTGTAGCTGCAGTTTTTTTAGGTTTTATTCCAGTTAAAACATCATATACATTTTTTGCTGCAATTTTTCTTGAACTAGCTGATGCAGTTAATTCTGAACTATTAGGACGTTCAACAAACTTAGCAAATGCGTATGCTTTTCCCGTAACGGTATCAGACGCCATGGCTTTTTTAAATTGATTTGCTTCATAAGCATACTCGCCATCATACGCATCTAACAATTCATACTTGATAAAATCTAATTGAGTTTTGAGTGAGTTTGGATTCATTTTGCGACCATTTGCAAATTTAATCAATTCCTTTTTACGATCGCCTAACCATTGCAATAAACCAAATGCTCCAATTGCATTTGTTGCTGCAGGATTGAATGTAGATTCTGCCCACATATTTCCAACGATAGCACTTGCAGCTTCTTTTGAAAATCCACGAGCAATTAATAATTTAGCTAAACCAACTCCAGTATCTAACCATTTACCAGTTAATGGGCCGTTTCCTTCGTTTAATAAAGATGTAAGGCGTATCATCGTCCTCGTTCCTCTCTAATTATTAATTCACCTAATACTTCTAATCGACCTACTTCTCTTTGAAATTCGGTTTGTGACATTGAAGTAGATATCTTTTTATATGTTTCTTCAAATTCCTTTTTTGCTTTATCTAAGTCAAAACGTCCTGCAGCTGCTTTTTTATAGTAAGGCAATTTAACTTTGAAATGATGCCACGTTAAAAGTGCTAATCCACCCTTCTTATGTGCGGTATTAGCAATCTTCTCTGCTCCAGCTTCTCTAGTATCTGCAAATGATTCGAAAGTGTCTGGTTTATCTTTTGATTCAAAAAGTAAATTTATTAGTTTCATATTAATAAATATTACTTGTTTGTTTTATCTTGTTTAAACTCCGTCATATATGAATAGTCTGTTTCATAGCCAGCTTTTCCCTCAACGGAATAAACAGTCATATCAATCTTATATCCCGGATTCTTATCTATTCTATTAAATGTCCAAGCATTATCCATCCATATGATTCTATTGTTAGGATATATAAAATAGTTTCCGTTATCCATTTTGAATACATGTCCGCATTTATGTTCTGGAGTTTCAGAAAAATTAGTGTCTAATACGTTGCGATTTTCATGACTCCAATCTAATGTAAACATATACACCCCTTGGCGCTTGACACCTGTAATGCTAATTAGATCTGCACGTAACCCCGATAATCGTTCTCGTACTTGAACATCAATGTAAGAAGAAAAACAATCCCAATATACATGTTCCGTTAATGGCAACGTTTCAGCATTCTTCTTCCAACAAAATGCATGAATTGGTCTTCGTGTCCAATTTACTCCATTTTCTAGAAATGCTTCAAATAATGGCGTTCTTTTTTGTATCGATGCTACAGAATGTACATCTGCAGCAGTATATTCACTTTGTCCTCGTTCAAAATTAAATAAAAATTCATTACGTATAAAACATGTAATGGTTGGTATGTTTGCGTTTAAGTAAGCCAATCTATTTCCTCGTTAGTGTATAAACATGTTAATTCTTCTCCAGCACAAATATCTCGAAGTGCAATGTATTTATCTAACGTTAAGTCGTGATATACATTAGGCGTTTCTGAATGATTAATATAGTATGCCATATTAATATTATTATATGTTCTAGAAAGCCAAATTCCAAATTTATCTGAATTACATGTAGAGTTTAAATGTATTCGTATTGCATCATCATCGATCTTATCAAACGGAATATGAATTATATCCGGGTCAACGTCATGAAATAAAACAAAACCGTTGTTGATTTTTGTAAGTGCAAAAACACCAACTCCGTCACATACGCGCGACGGAGCTAACTTGGTTTTACCAAATTGATTGATACTATGTAGTATCTGTTCAAACATATTATTTTCTGTGTTTTGAAATTTCAATTGCTGCTAATTGTTTAAGTGCTGCTTTTTTAGTTGGATGCGTTCCTAAACGTTTTCCGCCTTTACTAGGATATACTGCCCAACCGCCTTCAACTTTTTGAATCTTTTCATTCATTGAGCGTTTAAGATGATTTTTAAAATCGACTGGAACGAATTGTGGTTGTTGAGAATTGTATGCATCATGATCATCATGACCAAAATTACTAGTAATGAAATGATATACTTCTTCTACATCATCTGCAGAAGTTGTTATATGATCTACAGCCCATGCATGGCCATCACTTAATAGTTTATCTACTTGCATTGGATCCATTTCAAGCAATTCTCCAACTGCATGATGAATCGTTTTTAAATTCTGAAAGAACATGTAGTTGTTGCTTTCCGTGTCTTGACATCCGCCAGACATTCCACCACAACCGCAACCACATTCGTTAAGTCGTTTCATAATTAAACCTTGTTTTTAGCTACGATAGACCATATGGCACCAACTAGTGTTACAACGCCACCAATAATTTCAGTAACCACAGTTTCATCAGCTAAACCTCGAGCAACGACAATACCTCCGACAAAAGTCAAAGTGTGTCGTATGATTCCAAGTACTTGTTCTTGTGTAAGTTTCATAATTAACCTTTCTTTTATATAAATATATTATGGTTGAAAACCGACATATGTCCACTGATCTCCATCATAAATCCACAATATTAAATTGCCTTTTTCGAAATACATAGAACCCGTTGTTGGAGCGGTTGGAGCTTGTAATGGTATTGAAAATCCCGATCCTGTATCGATAGATCGTAAATCCAATGCCGTTTTATTTCCGAATGTAACAGATCCAAATCCTTTTCCAGCTGATCCAGTAAAATAAGTTTCTCCAGATGTTACTAAAAAATTAGTAGCCGAAATATTCATATTTGAAGCAGATGCTGCAAAACTACTTACAACCGTTAAACTACCTGTAACAGCTAAAGACCCGGTTATTCTAGCACTACCCGTAAATGGAAATCCGACACCAGATCCGCCTCCTGCATTTAATGCAAATGAAGCTGTTGTTGCAAATGATGCACTTGTTGCTATTCCTGCTAAAGATCCGCTAAATGAACCCGTTGCTATTACAGTATCTGTAGAGCCACCACTTAATGCATCTATAGCTCGAGTTACATGTTCAGCTTGTATCGTACCCCCATTTGAGATACCTGTTTTATTTATTATTGCCATTTATGTTCCTTTTCTTATATATAGGCCAATTCTTTGTTTTTTCATTCATCCATTCCTGTCGATCATCGCAACCACAATCTTCATCAAGTATTTGCGCAATTCGTTTTGCAAGTTGATCTAAACCAGTTGCTACAGTTATTTTTTTAATGTCATCACCCAAACCTCTACTTTGCATAGCGCGCTCCATTTTGTATTGCATTACGCAATTGCATTATCATTGTTCGTTGTTGAGGCGTTACAGGTATTTCAAATACTCGTCCGCCCGGGTATGTATATGTTTCAACGCCGGGGCGCATCATTTTCATATGCCCCGTGTCATCGATGCCTATTACTGCGTGTGACACATTGCGCATTGTGATATTATTGCTAGGTATCATTGTGCAACGTCCCGGGTGTTTCCATTGTCCCATTGCATCTTCTACCGCACCGGTAAATTTCATTATGCGCATCCACCCAGATTCGTCTAACATTTTTTCGCCATTAACATGTTTTGCTAATGCAGTTACCGCATCTTCATGTATAACGGATTCTGTTTGCAAATATGCTACTGTTACTTTGCGAAGCAGATTTTTTAACTTGTCTAGATGTCCATCATTACGAAGTTTTTTGTAAGCCAAATTTTCTACTGAATATTCGCCTTCTGCATCTAATCCTGCTTGTCGCATAGAACGTATACGACGCATTAACGCATTAATTCGTTTTTTTAGTTTAGGATCATTTGCATCAAGTTGTTCAATTTCATATGCTAATGGTTTTACTTTTTGATCAATAATACTATCATCAATCGATATCATATCAGCACTAGGTTTACGAATCCATTTATTATTAAGTAACGAATATTCTCCCACCGATGAATGTAATTCTTCATTCGAATCTTGTGCATACAATTCAATTGGAGTTCCTTGCAACGAAAGTGGATAATTTGTATTCCAAACGGATTTCTTTGCCATTAAATAGTTTTTAACTAGATGAATGTTTTCTCCTACTTGCATATAATTAATAACAACGTGAAGATCAATATCAGAATGTTCTGTCCAATTGTAATTAGCATTGCTGCCAATTAGTATGATATCTTTAACTTCTGCATCAATTTCTAAGAATGCGTAAAATTCTTTTACAATCTTAAGAAACTTTTTACGTAGGCCTGGCTTAAGCCGATCGCCGTCCCAAAGTTTTGGATTAAGAGTTTTCTGTGTTTCGTATTCGTTTAGCATCTTATATAAATATAGATACTTGACATAATTACAAAGATTTTAACATTGCAATCATTCTAGGGCATGGGTGAATATCTGTTTTGTCTTTACGATAAGAATTGTGAGTATATACGCCATTATCGCCGCTAAGTGCTCGTTTAGAAACTGACCACATATCCTTTTCGTTGTATGTCAAATTAATTCCGTATGTATCGCGCCAATACAATAAAAGATTTTTAGTAGATTCAATTTGTGCATCAGTGTATCGATGATAATACTTATATCCTTTATATGGAGTTTCTAATTCAGTAACTTGATCTGCAGGAACTTCTCTATCAACATAGTTATAAAACTTGTCACCTTTTTTCTCTAATGGCCCCCAACTACAAATTTCAATGCCAATTGATAATTTATCTAAGCTTTTAACAGGAAGACCATTTGCACGAAATACATCTCCTTTAACACCTAAATGATATGCCCAAAAGCGAGATGAAAATGCTTGGCAAATTTCTCCATCATATGTATCTTTTGATGCACCTTTGCCTGATATAGTTACGCAGGTTGCAATGCGTCCTCTATCATCCGTATCCCACATTTTAATTGTGCCTACGCCAGATGAATTGCCGGCTGTGTGATGCAATACGATTTGTGTTTTTTTGATTTCTTCTTTTACATATTGCGACTCTCGCAATGGAACTTGTTTGATTTTTGTAACATCTAAACTCATTGTTAATCCTTTTTACGGTCTCCTTTATGAAGATCTATTTTATCTAATATGCTTGTTAATAATGTCGCTTCAATAAATCCTGACATTGATGCATTTTTCAATGCACTAATGATTTGAAAGAATAAGAAAGGAAATAATATAGTTTCACTTAACCAACTCGTTCCCGGATATCCTTGTTCTACTATTAGTAATGTTGATAAAAACATGATCCAAATTACTAGGGTTTGTAATACTTTAAGAGCTTTATATGTTTTGAAACCTTCTCGTTTCATACCAGCAATTACTCCAAAAAATCCATCTAACATTACTACTGCAACTAGAGCCAAATATTGATCTGCATTATGCATTGTTAAATTTAAAAAATACGTACAAATAAATGATAGGGTCGTTGTACTACTTACTAATAGAAATGTTTTCATCCGTTTCATATCCTTACACTACTGGTTGATTGTCATCATTCTTCTTCTTCGATGTTGGCGAAAACTTGTCTGCCGTTGTGCTAAACATGGCAGCTATAACAATATATTCAATTGCTGATACTAGGTGTTCGTCTGGTGCTATTGATTTAGGATACAATGAATTAATAAACATCATGGCCATGAGTGATACAAATCCTACAACGCCGATAACGCGCTTTGATGATACATCGCCAGATCTAGAATCTGACAATAAACGTTGCAGGAAACTTTTGGTTTGACGCATTGCAATCCTTATTCTTAATAACATTCGTTTTCGTTTCATAGATAAATATGTTGTTGGTTAAGTTTAATGAGATTTTTTTCATATGTTTCTAGATGATTGATAATCACAGTAAAGCAATCTAGTTTAAATTCACCTATAGCGCCATTATCTGCAATAATTTCTGGAAGTTGCTGAATGTATTGAAAATTGTGATTTCCTAATTGTGATGCATCAAGTATTACAACAACTATATCATTTTCTCCTTCTGGATAATTTAAGCCTAAATTCAAAACGCGTTTTGTTAAATCAAACTTAGTATTTGGTTGTTCTTTTTCAATATACGCAGTTGTAATTACTTGCATATCATCATCGATGTAGATTCTATCGCACCATGGTTCTAATGCTTCTAATATAGGTAATGTGCAATTATGAACTACAAATGCAATATTATATTTTGGTATTATAATTGGATACTGATATTCATTGTTTTTAATCCAGCTACCCCATTTACGTAAATAGTTTCTACTAGCTCTTGTACAAGCTTGTTTATAATATTCATCATCTTGTCCAACCTGTTCTGTCCATCTATGTCCTCTACAAGTTAAATGATAAACGAATGCATCGCGACTTTGTATTAATTCATATCCGGCTAATATCCAACGTTGAAATATATCTGAATCTTCATATGGAAATGGAGCAAATAATGGATCATGGCCTCCTATTGCTTGAAAATCTGATTTATATAAAATCCATGGTGCGAACATTCCATATGTTACTCGATCTACATTTTCTTCTTGCTGTTGCATTGCAAATTCTTCAAATGCATCAATATTTAATGTATCAAAGTCTTGTCCAAAATCCATTATGATTTTTTCTTTACCCGGAGGGTGTAAAGGTGGTTCTATACGGGTCGCACAGACAACTTTTCCTGGTTGTAAGTGCTTTACTAAGTTTTCTATATAACTTGGGCCAATAATCATATCGGCGTGTAATATGCCCACTATTTCGTTTGTAGCATATTCTATACCTTGATCATATAAAATAGTATGACCCGTTCTCTCCTCTACCCGCATTATAACTAGATTTTCATCTTCGGCATATCGTTCTTTCATCCAATCCCACGTCCCATCAGTCGAACCATCATCTAATAAAATTATTTCTGCAGTCGGAGCATGTTTTTTAATACTTTCGTACGCATTTTTTAAGTGGCGCAAATTATTGTAACTAGGTATAATTAGTGATATCATATTTGTTGAATTGTTACTCCCCAAATTACATTAGGTGTATATAAATTATAATGTGAATAAAATTTTGGATCATTTATTTCTGCAGACATTTCTTCCCATGTATTGAAATCTGCGGAATAAAAGAACTTTTCATTTGAAACATAATATCCATTTCTTTGCAATTCTTGTTTAATTAAATTCTGCCTACGATAATCATAATACCGTAAAAATGGTTCTCCAGATTCTTCATAATTCATATATGGCCCAGCTGGCAATGTAATTATAAGTTTTGAATTTGCATCTTTAAGAAGTTTACATGCTTTATTGATTCCTAATATATCGTGATTCCACCTACATGTATCATCTTCTACTAATCCGTTTGCCATACGATTACCAGCAAACCAAAATCCGAAGTGTTCAAATACTGATATTGAAATTACAAAATCATATTTGTTTGATTCATCAAACTCAATAAAGTCACATTGTATATGTTCCCATTCTGTATTTTGTCTTAACCAATATTCTGGTAGTGATGGCATAATATCCGTAGTAGCTACGTTTAAAAAACCCTTTTCATGAATAGTTTCTGAAACTCCTTCATGCCCCCCTTGACATTCTCCAATTATTAGTACTGATTTTGTATTATCAGTTAATTGATCTGCAAAGTATGGAACTTCTACTATTTTTGTTCCTTTTAGTTGAATCATATTGTGTAATTTTCTCCGTAACTTCTCAATTCAAAGTATAAATCTTTATATATAGAATTAGAAAAATAATTGTACATTCCAAGTTCTGCCCGTTGACAAAATTCAGATACTCCTATATTAATTTTATTTTCCTTGAAAGTCAATGAATTCATATGTGTAATTGTATTGGTATCTGAAACTATGGTTTTTAATCCTAATGATTCTGCAACACATCCAGCATAAAAATCTAAACCCCACCCATGTATCAATTCTGCAGGAAATTGCTGTATATGTTCTAAAATGTCTCTACGTATCAATGGAGCTTGAAAATCTATCCAACGTACTTCTCGTAAACCCGTTCCCCAATTCCACATTTGTCGCCAATGACATTGTTCTACTGATGCATTAATAACAGTTGCAGAATATACTGCTGCATCTGATTCTCGTGCTTCTCGTAATGATGTAGTTAAAAATGCAGGACCGTGGAATACTAAATCATTGTTTAGAAAATATAAGTATTCATGTTTTGTTTGTAAAAAATAATCAAGTACTACATTGAAGCCTCCGCCGAAGTATACATTTTCTTCTAAGCGATGTGTTGTTGTATTTGCCAAAGGCTCTGATGAGCCGTTATCTAATACCATCAATTCGCAGTCTGCAAATAGTGGATCTCGTTGTAATTGATTAACTAAATTATCTGTCCAATCAGGAAGATTATGATTAAGTGTTGCTATTAACATATGGTGGATAAAGTTGTTCGAATGTAAAATCCGTTTTAAATATATTAGTATAATTTTTGAATATTTCCAAATTATTTTCTGAAATCCATTGTTCAATATATGGTTGTAAGTCAATAAATGAACAACTGTAGCGATTTTCTAAATACGGAAAGTATCCAGATCTGGAAACGATGAATGGAAACACTCCTTCGAAATAATAACGATCTAATTTTATATCGAACCACGTATTTGATATCAATTTTAGAAAATTTTGCATTGGTTTTTTATTAATTACATAAAGCGTATGTATATAAAAAAAGTTTGCGTGAGTGCAAGGTAATTCCGATGTTATTACGTTTTTAAACAAGTCAATTTCACAATCAGTTTCGGAGTAGTTTCTAGATTTATCAAATTCTAATCCTAACATTCCATACGACCCGACGCCCGGTGAAGATTGTATAAATGATTCTATTGAATTACGTTTTGCTAAAAAGTTACCAATATACCATTCTCGTAAATAGTTACTATGTTCATTAACACCGCTTTTGGTATGAACAAACCAATAATTCTCATATTCATTTTTAGATTGATATAATTGTTTTAATGCTATTTGGTATGCAGATGCATCACTGAATGAATACAATTCTTCTGAACATCGTTGCATTGATAATACATTTAAATCATATGAATCGATAATTTCCTCAACATGTTGTAAACTATTTGGATTGATTCCAATAAAAATATCACAATCAGAAAAATGTAGTTTAAATGTTTCTAAAAATCTATGTAAAACTATTAATCTAGATTCTGAAATGATTGTACATGCAAAGATTATACAACTTTTCATTTTTTAATAATAAAGGCAATTGGCGAAACGTTTCCTGATTCAATATTTAATTCTTTGATATTTTCATTTAGATAACGTATTTCTTCCGGTAACATACAATTACTTACAAATTGTTTTGTATTATTATAATGATGCAACATTTCTAACGTATCTGTGTCGCCCGGGCGTGTATATGCTGGGTTTCCTGATGTGTGTAAATCTTCAATAACAAAAACGCCGCCTGGTTTCAAATATTTAAACATTGTTCCTAGTGTAATTTGTTGTTGATGCATCATATGTCCTCCATCGTCGATTATAATATCAAACTGGTTGTATGTTTTTTGAACTAGTTCTTCCAATTGTTGTCTGTCAGACTGATCGCAAACATGAAAACTAGTATTTGGTAATTTTATATGAGATAAATCTAAAATATCTGCACCGACTAAATTACCTGTTGTAAAATACTCTCTCCACATTCGAATACTTTCGCCTTCCCATAATCCAATTTCTAAGAAAGTTTTCAATTTATTTTGATATTTAGAAAAATATTTTTCATAAATTTCTAGATAGTTATGATATACAGATCCTTTGTCTGAACGATAATTTTTACTAATTTCTTCTAAACTTTTTTTCATATTATACTTTTCATTAAAATTCATAAATTGATTGCATACCTATTCCTAAGTATAGTTTTGATATTCTTTCTAGATCATACCCATAATGTTTGTCATATTCAAATTGATTTGGATAATGATAGTTTTTAAATAGTGGACCTTTCGGTATTAATCTAATTACCTGGCTACGTAATAACCATTCACCATACCATGTAAATTCAGATCCATTTGCTTGTATTAGATCGCTAAACTTAAGTCCGTTTGGTTGAATATAATTTTCTTCCAAACTTTGCCATACCGTTGAAGACCATATAGTTGGACCTGGGCCAAAATCATATACAACTCCTTCCCTACCAAATAATTCCATGATATGCAAACGTTCTTTAAGAAATGATTCATATGGATCAAAACCTAATGGATGCTTATCTAAAAATTCAAAGAATGATTTATATTCATGACATATGGTATATGGCGTTTCATCATTAAACATGAAATCTTTAATGCTAAAGGGCTTGATAAAAAAACAATCAGAATCAACACATACATAATTTTCACAAAGGCCTAATTTCCAAAATTGACTCTTTACGATTTGTTGACCTTTCCATCCTTCATTATCAGCATCAATTGATTCATCTGTTATCAATACGTAATTTTCAGTTCCTAAAACAGTTTTAAATAGTTCAATATCTTTTTCTGGAACGGAAATATAAAAAGGAATGTTATCCGTATTGTATTGAATGATGCTATTCAAAAGCGTTTTTGCACGATGAACATCTTTATCATATGATTTACAATACAATACTATTTTATTCATATATGGTAACTATTTTATATGATTCTACAAATCCTTGTCCTTTTTTCATACATTGAAAATTACTATGAAAACCATCGAGTACAAAATCTCCAAAATACTCATGATGTGTTTGTGACTTAAACTCTTGTAGCATCTTTTTCTTAATATAATAAAAATCTCCCAAAGAAACAAATAAATTTGGAGTCCATTTATCTAGTGTCGATGGCGACTTATATTGAATGATACTGTATGGTTTAACTCGTGCCAATGGTGCTGCTAATGAAGAAACTATAACATGTTCAAAATGACTGTCACATTGTGAAGTAGTCATAATACAATCATATTCGAAGTTTTTAGTGAAATTGGTTTCTATGTAATTTATCCATTCGTCAGTTGCACGTTCTTTAAGATATTTAACATCACTGAAAAACAATGTATAATTTTTTGCTTTAGATGCAGACCATGCATTACGTACTTCTTGAATACGACCTGTTCCTGATGTTAAATCGCAATCTCCTCCTTGTGTCATACATAATATGTCAAAGCGCGTATCTTGATGTTTTAAAACAACTCCCGCCATACTATATTCAGTATCATCCGGATGTGGACTTAAACATAATACTCTATTAAAATTTAAAAATTTCATTTACGTGTTAAATTAAATTTAAAACCATGTGGAACATAAATTCGTATTCCATATCTTCTAGCAAAATCTCTGAATGCATCTGTTATTGCATCATGTTCGCCTTCATAACTAAAATCATCAACATTAACCTTTAGTTGATTTATATATAAATATGGATATTGTGCATTAATGGTAAATTCTGGCACATCGTAATATGACATTAAATCTTTAAAATCTGCAATCAAAGATTCAAGCATTTGATGTTTTTCTTGCAACGTAGGTTCAGTGATATGTTTAATTAACTTAGCAGGAGAGCCGGCGTAAATGGCTTTAGATTCTAACAAAGATTTTGTTACGGTTGAATTCGAACCAATTACTGTATTATCGGCTATTGTAACGCCACTCATAATAACTGTTTTCCACCCTACAATAACATTATTTCCAATATTGATGTCTTTAAATACTCTAGGATATCCTTCTAAAATAGAATACCAAAATCCGTGCGTAATCAAATCGACGTCATGAGATAAACCTACATCATTTCCAATTGTAACTGGACTTGCAAGATTTATATGTCCTGTATGACAAACAACCCGATCGCCTATTTTTAATTTTGCATATGGAAAGTTAGCTCCTCCGCCGCCTATTACCATACCCCTAGAATCAGTTGGCCCATTATAAAAATATTCTCCAATAATAAGTTCTTCGGCATTTGCAGTAAAACGATCGCCTATGATACTATTATTACCAACTTCAAATGTTCCTCGTACATTTATTTTGATATCCTTACCAAAACGAACATTGCTTCCGATATTTATTTCTTTAGCTGTTATATGTACATTGTTAGCAAAATCTTGATATACTTCCATTATATGATTCCTCCGCTGATATTAATATTTTGTCCCGTGATATAACCTGTTTCGATTAAATAATCAATTGTATTATATAATTCAGAAATCATACCCCAACGTTTTGCTGGTATATTATTTTTAATTGTATCTCTAAAGGTTTCTGGTATTTTATATGTTAAACCTCCGTCGAAATATCCTAATTGCAAACTATTACAATTGATGTTTTTATTTGCATTTTCTAATGCTACTGTTTTAGTAAAACTATCCACAAAACCTTTACAGCCAGAATATATACTAGTACTAACAACGGGATGATCTGCTAAAACTGATGAAACTAAAATAATACGACCAAATTGTTGTTCTCGCATAAATGGCAAACAATTTGAAACTATATTTACAGTTCCTTTTATGTTGATATCAATTTGTTTATCCAATTGCTCGTTATTAATTTTATGAGCAAATGCATCTGAATTATAACCACTTAAATTGATAACAATGTCAATTTTGTGTGTATCAAATAATGTTTTAACTGCATCATAATTAGTTACATTAACGTCAGCTGAACTAATTGCAATAACGTTGTACTTTTTTTGTAATACTGGCAATAATTGGCTTCCTAAGCCTCCACTTGCTCCAAATAGTGCTATTGTTTTCATCGTTTCCTTATAAAGATTTCTTGTGTATCTGCATGTTCTAAAAATTGATAATCACTTCCAAAGAATTCTCGTAAATCATTAAAATATTTTTGTTTGTCTTGAAAAAATAAACCATGTAAACTTATATGTAAATTTACATTTAAAGTTTTCCAAAAAGGATCTTTCAATAGTTCACATTCATAACCTTCAACATCAATTTTAATTACAGATACATCATCCTGTGTTAATTTATATTTTTCAAATATCTGTTGTATTGATATTGTAGGACATTGTATACTATTATTAGATTTAGTAAAACTAGTTACACCGCCGCCTAATTCATCGGCGCCTAGATTTAATACTGCTTCTGCTGACACAGCTACATTTTCATGCAGTATGTTTTTAAAGTTATTTGCTTGTATGTTTTTTGCTAAATACTTATATGCATCTGGATCGGGTTCGAAACATAAACATTGTTTTGAATATTGTTGTGCTACCAATGATATTGGACCTTGCCATGCACCTATATCAATAAATGTTTTATTTTTATCTAGAGCTGGTAATATATCATTAAACGTTTCATTTTCCCAATTGTTTTGATATGCATTTTGCCAAAAATCATCTAATGCTGGAGTGGAAGGTGTGATAACAAAATCAACACCAAATTTATGTATTGGAATCATTTTACTTCTACTTTACTTGACCAATTACTACTTTGTTTATTCATATGCATCAGATAATACTTTTCATCTTCTGGTAAATTGTTTGGATCATAATAGAATGGAGCATGTTTAACAATATACGGTTCGCCAGCTCGCAATGTATCATTACTCCAAGTTGGAATGATATGCGGGGCATGTACTGCAAATGTTGTATCAATTGGATGTGGATATAATTCAACATCTTCATCTACAATTGCATTAGTCCAATAAGTTGATTCGTAACTATGTACCCAAGCATTCAATGGATATGACAGATCTATGTCATCAATTTTAATTGACATTCCAACTTTCGTTTTGTTGTGTCGAATTGCATAATCAATTAAATCTTCAATAAAATTATCTGGAACTGTATCTAAAGGGATAATGTCACTGTCATTGAATACATACCAATCAGATGTAATAGCTTTAAATTTAGGATGATTCATCATTACTAAATCTCTAAAAGCATGGCACGAATTTTCAGTCACATCATTATAAAAAACATCAATTCCGGTTTCTTTATACCAATCCAATAAAGGTTGATATGTTGATTGATTATCGATGATAGTTATATTATGATATCCTTTTTTCTTTAAAACATTAACTTGATCAATTAAAGGATATAAACGATCTCTGTTTAAAATTACTATAGGTATATTTTTCATTGTATTCCTTTTATCATTCCATACTCATCAAACGCTGGCATCGCTCCCCATTTTTGTAACCATTTGTGTGCATTTTCATGTTCTGCAATGCGTTGCCTTTCGGAACTTTGTCCATTATTTTCTTCTAATCGATGACTACCTCTAGCACCAAAATGCCATACTAATGATGAAGCTGGTAATATGAATCTTACACCATGTTGTAACATTCTTAAGAATAAATCCATATCGTCCCAACTTGCAGGAGCAAATCTCGGATCATTGCCTCCAACTTCGATCCAAACTGATTTTTTAACTAATCCAGAGACTCCTTCTCCTTTTGGAATTTCAATTTCATTATTTATTCGAATAAAATCTTCAGCCCATGCATCAAAGTACTCAGAATTAAAATCATGAAAGTAAGCACCAAACATTGTAGGCGGAACTATTACTGTACCTGGTCTACTAGTTGGATTATTAAACATATTCGGCTCTACACGATGTGAATTAACCCATAACTTTTCCGTAGGATATTTTTCATGTATATCTAACAAAGCTTTATCCCAATTTTTTGTGACATAAAAATCAGAATGGAGAAACATGATATAGTCAGTTTCAACATGTTCGGCGCAAATATTCATTCCGCCGCCAATGCCCTTTATATCATCATTCTCAGGTTCAATAAGTAATGTTAAATTGTATGTGTCTTTGTTTTCCTGTAACCATTCATTAGTACCATCTGTACAATTTTCTGCATGAATAAGAAATGGAGCCGATTTGTAATAACTATTTTTTCTAACAGAATCAATAGCAATCTTCAAATATGGCAAATTATTGAACGTAGATATACAAAATGTTAATGGACTATAGATTTGCATAATATGAATTCTGTTTTACTTGTCGTTCAATTGTTTTAGGATGCAATAGACACCATTCTTTATCAGTTGGTAAATGAGATATTGTTTCATATCCAGTTAACACTTCATGAACTTTGTTTTCCCATTTAATGTGTGGTGCGTTACGATAAACGCGCCATTGATAATCTGGAAAATTGATCCATCCATGTTCATTAACATTCCAGCCCCATTGTTGCATATGATCTTGTGTCATACCTTGTACCGTATTGATTCTTGGTACACGAATTACATCTACTTGATTGTGTTCTAATACTTGTGGTAAGAGACGGCATATATACTCATCAATCATTTCATCGGCATCAATTTGAAAAATATAATCTCCTGTACATAATTTAGTTAAATGATTTTTCCAATCTGCAAAATGTCCTTGAAACTTTGCTTTATGCCAAGCAAATTCCGCATTAACAGAATGCGAACGCAAAAAATTTTCAATTTCTAGATCTCCATTTGCTTCATCATATAAAACTACAATATTATCTTGTATACGTTTATGTTTTAACAAGAAACCAAGTAATCGTTGAATTTCTATAAATTCATTACAAACGGTAATAGCATATGTTATTGTCATACTATATTATATTAAAATTTAGATTATTATCAAACCTTTTGAAGCTTAGGTAATTCTACTTTTTGTAACTGCGGTAATTTTAATTCAACTGCTTTCGGAATTTTATTTACGCCATCATCAATGATTTGCAATACTTCATCATAACGTTTAGCTACTGCAGTTTCTGTAAAATTAGTATTTACAAAGTATCTTTGACGAGTTGCTAAATCTTTAAATGTTTTATAATTTTTCAATACTTCTTGCATCATTTTCCCAGCATACCCATAATCTATCGTAAACCATTTTGCGTCTGCAATTAAAAATTCATTTTGCGCAGATGGATGAATTGGAGTTAATGCTCCTGGCAGGGCACACATAAAATCTTTTTTTAAGAAGTCTGCAGGCCCGGAGTAATGTGGGGCAATGATTGGCTTACCTGTTGTAGCAAATTCTAACAATGGTCGTCCGAATCCTTCAGATTTAGTAAATGATATCATTGCTTTTACTTTAGTGTGATTGTATAATGCATTCATTTCTGCATTTGTTAAATCACCATGTAATAAGTATATACTAGGAAGTTTTACATTTGGAAATAAATCTCGAACTTGATTGATTCTATTTTCAATTTCTTTTCGATCTGTTACCGAATATGTTGCTCCGCTTGTTTTTAGTATCAACGCAGGAGCATCTTTCTTGTTTTTATATGTATTGAAGAAACAATGCACTAGTCCCCCGATGTTTTTACGATCTTCCCCCAATTGACCTTGCAACCAATGTCCGACACTTAAAAATGCTGCAGATTCTTTAATATCATCTAATCCAGCAACTTTAACGGTTACATTTTTATTGTCATATATTTTGTCATCAAAATATTCTGGAACTACTTGTAAACTAGTTGTAATCGACTTTCCAGCATTCTTTGCTGTTGTTTCGAATACTGATTTAGTAAATTCGCTAGGAACTATAGTAACTTGCATTTGATTGATCTTATCAATCCATTCTGCAGGACAAACGTCTCCTTCAGTTCCTGCTGTTACACCAATATTGTATTTACCTATAGGTTGAAATTCATTTGGTACTGTAATTTGAACCCAGATGTCTGGCTGTGCTGTTAATGGAAGCGGAACAAATCTGCTTTGCCAATCAAACGGAATAGGATATGTAAATGGAGTATGTCCCCATGGCATTGAAAGTAATTTAATGTCCCACTCTTCGCCTCGTTTATCTATAAATTGTTTAATTACTTCTCGTGCGTGGTGTCCGTAACCTGATTGTGTTGCTACTGGTGATGATATAACCGCTGTTCTCATACTATTCCTATTTTTTCGTATTTTGTTTCTGTAACTGGTGTTAATGTGTATCGCTTTCTAATTACTTGTTTTGATTCAAATAAATAATCAATCATCCAAATCATTTTCTGCCCCATTTGTTGTGCCGTTAATCCATTTTTTAACGCCCATTCTCTTCCTGATTGTCCCATTTCTGAACGAAGGGTTTCTGGTGTGTCATACCAATATGCAATTGCATCGGCTACATCTTCAAATCGAACACGATCATCAAAGATATAAGGTGTTTGCGGAGATCCTTGTAAGCTTCTATTACTAGGAAATACTGGTTTAGCCCAAACTCCATGTAATTTATACTTACCAGCATGATTAGTTGCAAATTCACCATTAAAACGTATCCATTCATCATTTTCGTCTACAAAGCCACATTGATCTTGTAATCCACCAGTAACATTATTAATGATAGGCGTTCCGGATAAAATTGCCTCAGTTGAACTTAGTCCCCAACCTTCATTTGATCCAATATTAACTACAACATCTGCTACGTTATACATTGCATTCAATTCCGGCGTGTTTAGTTTTGCCTCCGAAAATAATACTTTATAATCAGGACATACTGCTTTCCATACTGCACGTAAATCTGTTCCATTATCGTCTACTATCTGAGTATGCATTAATAATGCAACTGTTTGACGTTTGGCTTCTGGCAATCCATCAACGAATGTTTTGAATGCTAAAATTACATCTCCTGGTTGTTTTCTTCGAATATTTCGATTATTCCAAAATACTACAAAATCTACTCCATTATCCGTTTTGATTTTTTTGTGCATATCAACCAACACCGGATCTTTGGCGTCTAAAGGTTTAAACGTATTATGATTTAATCCGTGAGGAACAAAACCTGTAATGATTTCATCTGAACTAACTTCGGCACAAAGTTCATCAGATTCATCATAATCTACAACCTTAAATCCGTTCTGTTTAAGCACTTCTCTATGGATATTATCGGATTGCTTACTAATGCCTATGATTAAATCGCAACTTGCATAAAAAGGGGCGTTCCACATTGGATATGGTAAATCATCCCAAATTGAATAATAAATAATTGGCGTTGCATATGTAGTTTTAATTTCATGTTCTAATGCATACAACCATGTCCAATATCTAGGATCTGTAAAGTGAAAGATTGCATCTGGCTTTTCTTGATTTAGCAATGCAAACAAAATGTTTCTATCACCATAACCATTATATGGAATTAATTTAACTGAAGCATCTTCAACTCCTGTTTCTCTGCGAACATCTTCGGACAAATCATATGCTTTACCAGCATCAGGATGATTTAGTGCAGCACCTAATTGAACCCAATCATAGTGATGAATTGTATTAAAAATAATTTCTTTACTGATTGTTCCGATACCTGATGGTAAGCGAAAATCATCTGCTAACAATAAGATTTTCTTTTTCTTAGGTTTGTTAGGATCAATCTTTTGTAACTTTGGTAATTCCATTCTATTCCTTTATAACTTTAATATAAATATACTATCCTAAAATAACAACCGGTTTATTAAGTTTTTTTGTCTTAGACCAAGCTGTTTGCAACACCGGATCAAGTTGCATTTCATTGGTTAATATCATCATGTAATCGCAACGTTCAGCAATCAATTTCATGCGATGATGAAGTTGACTAAAATGATAAGGTTTTCCATAATAAGATTCTGGCATAGCGGAGTACATGTTGTATCCGGAAAAACTAGGATTGTATTCTTCATAACGTATTGAAAATTCTAATGTATATTTTCTAACCATACTATTAGCACCTTCAGTTCCCCCGGCGCCAACTACTGTTAACTCTTCTCCAAACTTACGTTTAAGCATTTGAAGTGTATCCTGTACTTTGCGTTTATTTTGCCAATTTGTATTGCCTACTACTGCAACTCGGGTCATACTCGTTCCTTTATGAATTTAACACCTTTTGGATAATATCCATATACTAGTCTGAGCATGGATTCTAATAGCTTTTTATTTTCTTTGTGGTTTGGATCATCAATGTTAGTGCAAAGAGCATATTCCATTGTAGTCCAACGCTTACCACCCCATGTTGGGTGATTTTCAATATCGAATTGATAAACATAAACATGTTCATGCAAATACTTTATTCTTTTATTCTGTTCGCTTTCGGACATCGTTCGTAATCAGTTTTAAATGGACAATACTTACAATTTGCAGAACCTTTGCCGGCTACTGCTAAATATGTTTTATCTGCTAATTTGTTGCCTTCTGCATCAAAGCAATGTTCAATAAACAAATCAATGCTACGTTGAACACGCTTTTGTGTTACACTACCTGCAGCAGGTTTGATGTTTTGTATGCGTTTCTGAGGAAACATTGACTCTTCCATTATTTTGCGTTTAACCACAAAGAATTCAACTTCAATGTTTTCTTTAGGAATACCATATTGTTTTGCAAAATAATTTTTATATGTAATAAGCTGAGCTAATTTAAGTGAATCTGATTTTGCATTTTGATTCCAACCATTACGACTTGTTTTAATGTCATATATGTATATTTTACCGCTAGGAACATGTCGCATAACAACATCCATAAATCCATACCAATATACTGAAGGATTTTCGTCTGAAGCTTGTACACACAATTCCATTTCGATGCCTGCCAATTCCCAATTCTTAGATGAAAAGTATTGTGAGCGTCGTTTCATAAACCAATTCAATATTGCAACGCCATCTTCAAGGTATTCTGCTAATTGTAATGGATTTGAAAAATGTTCACCATTATTTTCAGCAACACATCGTGAATATTCTTCTTTGAGCTTTGCCGTTAATATGTCTCTAAAATTTATTGCTTCTGCTTTCTTAACTGATTCGGTATACATAACCGTTAAGAAATATTGAAATGTTTCGTGAAATGCTGTTCCGAAACATGTATCAATTGAAGATGTGAATGGAGCTAATCCATCAATGTAAGCTAATTTCCAAGAAAGTGGACAACGTTCATACATTGACCACTGCGAATAAGATATTTTTCTTGGAACTGTCGTTGAATCTCGTTGAGATAAACGATATATCGGTGAAAGATAGTTTCCGGATTTCATACTATTAATATATGAAAAATATCACTATATACCAACCGGATAGTAAAAAAGTGCTAACATTTCTGCTAGCACCTTATACTAATTTTTTTATTGTTCAACTACAATGTAGCCACCATATTCGCCGCGGTCTCTATCTGCTCGTTCTAATTCATCACTAATTTTATCTGCAATTTCATCTGAAATAGTTACTTTAAATTCAACAATACCTTCGTTTGGATCATATGATCGGTTAATCGAAGTTTTATCGAAGCCATATCTGTTAAATACATTAATAGCAACTCTATCCATGAACTTATTAGTACCAGAAAATAAAATCATTTGCTTATTAGCAGATCCTTCGGTATCATCTGGATATCCGTTATTATTTGAATCAGTATCTCTTAAATTGCCTGTTTTTGGATCTCGGTTAGCACCTGAATCAAATCCTAATTTATTTTCCAGATCAGTTAAAGTGAAATTAGTTTCATGTAAATTCTTAGTGCCGAATCTACGCATATTTTCTGCTAATGTATTTTTTTTCATATTTTACCTATTTTTAAATAAATATCAGAAAAAAAATTATTTATCAGATTCCAACTTTTCTATCTCCTTTAATGCACGTTGCATATAAAGAATATCATCTAATTTTTCTTCAATGCTATGTTGTAACCATTCTTTAAGTGAAAGGTCTGTGCGATCCATATCAGTTCCATATTTTGCTTTTCCGATTACGGAACGTTGTATGAATCGATCTATAATTGAATCTACAATTGTATCCAGTACTGGTATGATTCGAGTTTCATCAGTTTGTGTCATTTTATTCCTTTCAATAATTTCTTTTTTTCTCCTTCACTATAACCATACATTGATAAAATTCTATCACATTGAGTCTTATCCATTAAATCGATATAGTCAGTAGCTTCTGATTTGGATACTTGATAATGTTCGGCAATTTGTGCAACTAAATCCTTTTCATACTTATCTTCTGATTTGCCTTTTATGTATTTTGCAAATCCTTTAGTTGCAGGAAGAAATTCATAGTATAATCTATACGTTTCTTGTGGACGCAATAAGCCAATTGTATAGGTTTGAAACTCATTAACAATTTCTGTTAATTCCATACGCATTGACAACCAACGATTAACAATAAATGGAGTAAATTTCTTTTGATCCGTTTCAGACCATTTAGACCATTCTTTTTTCTTGTCAGTTACGCCATTAATGAAATCAAAAATTGTTGCACCCTTTTTTTCTTCTGCCATTTATTATAGTTTATATTTGTTACGATATTGTTGTTCCAATTGTTTACCTATTCCTAATTCAATTATCACCGCATTATCTGGAACTCCGATAATACGTTTTGCATCTAAAATGTCATCTATTGTTTTATTGCGAAATGTTTTCATTTTAGTTTTAGCATTGCTTCTATTCGATGTTTTAAATACAATGCTAACCGTGCTTTTGTGATATTGTACTGACATTATTTAAGTTTCGTTTTAATTGGTTGAAACTCTTCTGGAATAGCTCCGCAATCATCACATCTAAATACTGGTATTGGAACCATTGTGTCTTTATCAGAACCCGTTAATAGTTTTGATACTTTGTTAATTGCCATTACTTGACGAAAATACATTCCGTCACATTCTTTACAGATAATTGGTTGCATATCTGTTGGCTTAATTCCTGGTGCGGTTAATTTACTCATATTTCTCCTAATAAATTGACAAACATTGCCATTATGTTAATTTCTTTATCTACTACACTAGCATCTTTAAATTGCGATTCTGCTATAATCAAAATGCAAGGTGCAATATGTCCATGTGCAAATTCATCTAAATTGTCATATAAAAATGTATACAAAGGAGTAAAGTCTCTAACTTTGCTATCTGCAATACATTGACGAATTTTTGTGAATGTTGCTTTTTTGTCTTTTGCATTTTTGAGCATTTCAAGTATTTCAGTCATATAATTAGCTTGAATTGCAGAAGCTTTATCCAATTGCAATTTGCCATTAACTACTGATGCTTGTGCTGCATTGATTGCTCGACGAATATCTGGATATGATGCATTGATAATTGCAGCAATATCTTTGATGTCATAGCTTACGCCTTTTTCATCAAGTACTGTAACTAAACGTTGTGCTACTTCTTTTTTATTTGGTGGTGTAATAGCAAATGTCTGACAACGTGATTGAATCGGATCAATAATCTTTTCAACATAGTTACATGTTAAAATAAAGCGTGTTGTTTTGCTATATGTCTCCATTAAGTTACGAAGAGCAGCTTGAGCATTAGGTGTTAAATAATCTGCCTCATCTAAGATGATAATTTTCCATCTGCGAAATCCTACTGTTGATGCATAACGCTTAATCTTATCTCTAACCGCATCTACTGAGTTTTCATCTGATGCATTAATATACATTAAATCTGCATCTACCGATCCGGCAATTATTTTCGCCAACGTCGTTTTGCCTGTTCCAGCCGATCCATAAAATAAGAGATGCGGAACATCGCCATTATCAATAAAAATTTTAACTTTCTCGATAATATGCTCATTGCCTATATATCCTTCTAATGTGTCAGGTCGAAATGATTCAACCCAAAGTGTATTTTCTTGTTGTCCAAACATATTTTTTATTTACCCGTTGATCCAAATCCGCCATCTCCACGTTCTGATGAAGATAATTCTGCTGCCTCTATTAATTCAACAGCAGGATATGGTAATATCATTAATTGTCCTATTCTATCACCAATTTGATATACTTTAGCATTAAGTAATCCATCAATTGGGCGAAACTTAAACATAATTTCTCCTCGATACCCAGAATCAATAACACCTACATGATTTGTTAGATATAGATCTGTTTTGCTATTTGATGATCTAGGAAAAATCAATCCAACGTGACCTTCCGGTATTTCAATTGCCAGGCCTGTTCCATAAACAACATTACCATAATCATCTTTCCTTGCAGATGTTGCCGTTAAATCCATTCCTGCATCTCCCGGCTTTGAATATGCCGGGATCGTTGCATCTTTATGTAGTCGTTTTATTTTTACTTGCATTCGACTCCTTAGTTTTGTAACATTACTAACCAATAAGTTGATTCAAAATCAGAACCCGTAAAATTAATTCTAGATAATCCATCTGGAGATACTTTCAATTGACCAGAGTCTCCACGATTTGCTACAAGTACTTCTTTCAATTTATCCGCAGAGAAACAAACCGGATCCATATCGGCAGCAGTTGTATTTCCTACCTCGAATGTAATGTTATCTGCATTAACTGTTGTGTAATTGATAATAAATTTAATAACACCATCTTTTACTTGCACTGCAAAGTTTTTGGCATCAGGTAATGCATTCTTGGCTTTAATGAACTTGCTAATAAATTCTTCATTGACAGGAATTTCAATAACATAATCAGGTTCTGCATTGATTGAAGGAACTGCTGGAATAACTGTCGTGTCTGCCAACATAAATGTTGCCTTAGTGCTACCTTCAGCAATTTCCATTGCATAATTCTTACCTGCTGCATCTTTTACATTGATATTGATATTTTCACCCAATGCTCCGAGCATTTTGTTTAAGGCACCGGTATGATTGATACCTAATTCGCCTTTCATGAATGGTGTTGTTTTCCATTGTATTTTACCTACAATTGTTTGATCCATATCGATCAATTCACAACCAACACCTTCTTCGTTTTGATTCAATTTAACCGCTTCGCAATTTCCTGCTAAATAATAACGATTAATAAATGATTGTAACTTGCTTTTTTCCATTGTTTATCCTGATTAAAATTTAAAGAATTTATTAAAGTTTTCTGCATCGGTTGTGGAAATACTACTTCCGCCGAATTTTTTATATGTTTTGATGTATTTTTCATATACTTGCGGTGCGCCATCTGGATCTGCAAACATTTCGTGTAATGAAAGGATTACATCATATAAGTCTCTTGGTATCAACGTTTCTAGCAATTCAACGTGACTATCAACTAATTGATTTATTTCATTTGCTGCTTGTACATACAAATGCGTATTGTGAACAACCATTCTAGGCATAGCTTCTTGAGAATATCTATCTAATCCTTCTGGAGTCTTACCTCCTAGCAAATCATAGGTAAAATCTTTACAAGCCGGACAACCTAATGAACAAGGAACGTGTTGAGTTAAATCAATTGGAACTTCACCCGTCTTACCTTGTTTAATATGTGTCTTTCTGCGGTATTCTGCATTCTTAGGAAAATACAATTCAGAAAATGATTGTGACTTGTAATTCGTTGAATGCAGGTATGTTCCGAATACCGGATATTGACCTGGAGAAGATGAATCCGTTGTAATATAAATTCTATTACCTGTATGTTGATTCATTAACTTTTGCAAGGTTGCTAATATGAAGAAATCTGATATTTTAGAAATACCTAATAAATGGACATATTCTAATCGTTTATTTTCAAACTCTCTATTCTTAAGCATCAATGAAACCGCAAACATAAAGTCTACTAACTTCTGCGGACCTCCGATTGCCCAACCTTGGAAATCAAAATGCTTAAATTTGTGATACCACCATGTATACTCTTCGGAATTTGATCCTTGCAACATGTTCAAGAATTTTGTCTTACCTGATTGATGTTTTTCAAACCAAGCAAAGTTATCAAAACTAATATCAGCACATAGAGCAAATTGATTCTTATACTTTGTCTTAGGTGGAATATCTAAATTTGCTGCAACATCACTATTTGCTTCTAACCAATGAAATATCTTTTCACGTAATTCATTGCTATATGGCAAAGCTCCAGTTGCAATCTGATAACCTCCTGAATCTCCAAATACTAATACATCATCTTCTAAGCCCATTTGCTTTCTAAAGTCTATTTTTTTGTAATGATGTCCTGCAGTGACTAGGAAATATGGATGTCTCCAATCTGCCGGATATCTCGAATCAAAAAATTTGACAGGGTTACCATCTTCAAATTTCATATCCTTTTTGAAAGCAGATACCATGGAACCTGCGGACAATGATGGAAAGTATATGAATCTTTTATTTTCGCTCATCTTTTTCGTATCCTTTTAAATAATTGATTAATTGTTTTGCTGAAAAAAAGTTATTATGTAATTTTGCAACTAATTGCCCAATTGCTTCGGACATTTCTTGCTGTTCATATTCTAGTATTGCTTTTGCTGCCTCTGCTACCGAATCAGCACGTTTAAACATCGGATCATACATTTCCGTATATGATAAACGATTTGGAACTATAGGACAAGCTCCAGCACAAGCTGATTCATACATAGAAATGCCTAAAGTTTCTTGATCTGCAAACGACACTGCAAATCTTGCACGTTGAAGCAATTCATGATATTCTGTTTTGCTTAAATTCATTTCCATTGCAACGCAAAATTGATAATGTTTCAAATCCGGATGCTTTGCTAAGCGCTGAAATAAATCTAAACGCTTTTCTGGTGCAATGCGATGCGGAAATACAATGATATTTTCTTTCTTTGCCCACATTTTAGGAGCAATCATCGTTTTTGTATATTCCATAGGCCAACCCGTTCTATCAAAAGTTGGATTATGAAATATGTCATATGTTTTACACATTAAATTAAAATGTGCTGCAGTTGCTAACCAATTATGGTCAAATGCTCCAATAAAGGCTTGTTCAGCGTGACGAATCCATGGTTTATCTCCAACGAGACGACCTAAAAAGTCATTTGGGTCATATGAACCCGCGTGCCAAAGTCCGTGCGTTACAACAGGAATATTTAGGAGTTCACTCATGTACTTAACATTGATAATACCTGGATGCCAAGCATCAGTGAATATGATATGATCTCCTGCTTTAATATCACCTCGTGTAAATAATTCTGCTAAACGATGTGTTTGTGTAGCCTTATACATATTAGTGCCACCGAAATTCAAAAAGGCACCTGGTGTTACTGCTTCTGGAATATCTAAGTCACCTTCGATAACTTCTACATCGAAGCCATTATCTCTAAGCAATTGCGGCACGTGCCATTTCCATTCACAAGTATAACGAGTTGGAACAGATTCTAAATCTACTAAAAATATTTTCATACTATCTTTCAATGATTGCACCATTTTCCCAATCTTCCCAAACTTCTACTTTGTAAAGATTTTTATTGTTTTCTAATATCCATTCTCCAATCATCTCACACGACATTGAACCAAACTCTAATATGTTACCACCGAAGTTAGTTCGCAACTGTTGTTTCAATCTTCGTTGCATTAGAATAAATTCTTCATCTCTATCAGTGTGTGTTACGTGTGCATAACAACGAAATCCAAACATATGACGATGTCTATCTGATAAGAATGCTACTTCTGGAAAAACATCTTTAGCATCAGGCCAATTATGAAATCCTTCGATGCTAAATGTTACTACTACACTATACTTCATGGCGGTCGAATTTATAATCATCTGGGTTTACTGATTGCATATTATGAACGGTTGTGCAATACAATTTATAATCTCCATAAACTACTTTGATACTATCCGTTTGCTTTAACAATCCAGCATCTTTGCAATCTAACATTAATAAGATATGCGCTCGAATTCTAATCATCGGAGGAATATGTTCTAACATACCAGGTGTTGCTTCAATTGAAACAAATTGCGTGTCTGATATCATGTTAAAAACATTCTGCCAATTGAAATCTTTGCTTTTGCTGTCATTAACCAATTGTTCAGTAGCCGGAGAACAAATATAAATGTGCGGCATAGGTTTCATTCGTTGCGTACCATAAACTAATGGCGTAAAGTCTGCAATGAAACATGTTTCGATATCCGTAAAGCGTCCTTCAACTTCTTTACCATACCATATACTTTTATAACCAATCATACTATAATATAATGAATTAATTCTTATTTTCCAAATGAAAAGAACTTGGCAACTGAATTATTTTCCGGGAATGCACCCCAATTCATTGCTGCATAGAAATCATCCAGTTTATTTTTCAATTCCTTTTCAAAGATTTTATTGCGATCTATGTATTGCTCTACAAAGTCCACGATAACTTTTGGATCTTGGTAACCTCGAAGTGCCATTGTGTCAAAACCAAAAGGATTATCTGATAAGTATGCCCATTTAACCTTTTCGCCATCTGTTATAGGTTCAATGTCTCGAATGTCATTAGACGTTAACAAATCATTGAAATTAATTGCTGACTTAACGTGTGCTGGTGTTCCGAGTAAATATCCTGTAAATGGTTTTCTTTTCTTGGTATATTTTGATATTTCCTTTACCCCGGAATTCTTCATCACATTAAGTACTGGCGAATTCTTTAATCCAGATTTAAACGTGTGAATCATATCGGTTGTTTCTGTTTTATTCTTTTCCTTAAGAATATTCCAAAGTGTTTCTTTCATTATCTTTTTGAAATCTTCCGGGAAACTAGATCTAACAACATCTAATCCTTTGATATCTAATTTATCCGTAGGTTTACCCTCTTTGAATATAACCCATTGTGCATATCGCTTCTTAGCAATCCATAAACCTGATTTTGCAACATATTCTTGTTTAATTTGGAATCGATGCGTTTTGGTATTGTGAAATACTTCCGAATATCGGTCATACATTTGATTTACAAGACGTTGAACTTCTGATGCAATTGCATTGGTTTGTTCAATCATAAACTTTTCATCTGTTTCATCAAATCCAGGAAATCGTTTTGCAATTAAAGGCAATGAACTAACAAAGGTTGAATCTGTATCCGTATAGAATGCAAATTCTGCTTTGCCATTGGTTGCATTAATGAAATGGTCTTGTCCTACTTCTTTTGCATAGTGATTATTAATAACTTTTGCGGAAAACTTAATTACACTTTGACCTGTTGCTGTGATAGCACCTGCATTATCTAAATCGTGGAATCGAAATGTCTTAAGTCCTAATACTCCATAAAATGAATTGAGCAATACTTTTTGTGTTAACTGCAATGCATCATAAAACTTATATTCTTCCGTTCCGACTGCATATTCATCGCGTTTGTCTTTATATTCAACACGTTCATCAAACCATTTTTCTAGAATCGTTGGTAAGAATCCCCGGATATCTGTTCTATAAACGGCACCATTACTTGCAACGGTATATGCATTGTCTTGTAGCCATGTTTTAACATTTTGAGCATACGTGCCATTGGTAAATGTGACTTGTTGTGCTTCTGGTTTCAATAAACATTCTTCATTCCAATTTTGTATTACTCCTACTTTAGTTTCTGGAGAAATATTTAAACTCATGATGATGCTAGGATATAATGACGTTAAATCTAAGTCATATATCCATTTGTATAAGCCGGGTATCGGATCTTTTACATATGCTCCTGCTAATGCATCAGCTTCCGTTTCTTCTTCAACAAATCGGAATTGTTTGTTAGGTGCAACTAATCCATTGCGTTTCAAATCAACTATTGCAGCACCATCCAGGTATTTAGATGCATAATATACATCTTCATATGGAACATGGCCTTTATGACATATGGTTCGAGCAAGATTCAATAACTGTGTCTTTTCATCTAACTCATAAACCAAATTAACGTCAACCATGTTATATTCAACAAATTTGCGAATATCAGTTGCAAACAATTGATTCAAGTCTCCTTCATATTCAACTTTACCCTTACCTAATTCTGTTTTTGCTACAGTGTCTAATCGATAATTTGGTAATTCTGTATACGTAAACTTTTTATATAGTGTCAGGTAATCTAAACTAGATACTCCAAAGATTTTGTATCTTTCTCGATTCTTATTCCAATCTACAATACCTGCAGGAGAAAGCTTTTTAACTGCTTGTGCACCTAATACTTTTTTAATACGATTAACAAGATATGGAACGTCATAATTGTCAATGTTCCAACCTGTAATTACGGTAGGTTTAGCTGCAGCAAAAATATTTATGAATCTAGTCAACATATCCGCTTCTGTGCGAAATATCTCTACTTCATATTCAGCTTCTTTAAAACCTTTTGTTGTAACTCGATGTTCTTCATCTAATACCAATACTTTGCGGTCATTTGCTGCTTTATCATAATATGCAATGGATGTAATTCGCAAACGTGCATCTTGCGGTGTTGAATAACCATTTTCATCACGTTCTGACTCAATATCAAAAAAGAAATCTCTATGTCCTTTGGACGGCTCATCTGATTCATAATATAAATCAATCAATGTGCGCATTTCTTCGTTTAGATCTGATTCATATGCAGTTCTATTGTCTTTGTGATTGCCTGGGACTTGTGATAGTCGCGTTCCATCTAATGAAACGTGTGCACCATTATCATCTGGCAAATATGCATATGGTTGAAAAGAAAACTTTTGGTGTCCTAATTCATCATCCCATACGTGCATGATGTTATTTTTTTTGTCGTAACCTATTCCTTGAAACATTAATTAACCTTGTATAAATCCTCTAAATTTCTTCCTACCCCGTTGTTGTCAAGCCCATAGCCAGCAATCCATTCATCGCCTAAAACAAAACCACAAAAATTTGTTAAATCAACACCGCCACCTCTTCTTGTTAATGTAACAACTTTAACTTGAGCGGGCAAGTGACTATTAACCATAAACAATGCTTCTAATATAGTTGTACCCGTATCACAAATATCATCTACAATATAAACATTGCGACCTTTAAGATCTACTTCTAAACCCTTAAGGATTTCAATCCCGCCGGAATTATCTTGACCTTGATATGATTTCATTCTAACAAAATCAGATTGTACATCTACCGGCATATTACGGAGCAAATCCGTATAAAACATGTACGCACCGTTCAAAATGCAAATCATTACTGGTGGCAATGCATTACCTGTATTTATATGGTCATTTGCAATGTCTAATGCCAATTGTTTTACTCTTAATTGGATTTCTTTTTTGCTGATAATAAGTTCCATATTCCGTATAAATTTATAATAATAATAACTAAGCTTAATACCAAATGGCTGAAATTATCAATGAAAAAATCATATGTAATCCAACCAATATCGCCAATGATCCAGGCATACATTGCATAACGTGTAAATTGTCGTGCATTTAAAATGTAACCTACTAATACCAATGCGGTACTAGCCCACCCTAATGCTTCTATCATTGTGCTGCGTTTACGAGTCCAATTTCAGATTCTCGAAGCAACATATAATCTTCATCATCTAAAACTATACTTTTGTTTTCACCTAAATTTGATTTGTATACGTATACAGTATCTCCGGGTTTAACTGTCATTGGAATTCTATCTCCCGTTTGCGTAAACAATCCGTCTCCAACAGCAACAATTGTTCCTGCTTTAAAGTTCATGTCTCTATCTACCAAAATAATTCCACTTTTTGTTTTTTCGGTAGTTTTCTCTACTTTGATCAATACTTGATCACCTAATGGTTTCCATTCCATAACTTTTCCTTTTAACGATTATATAAATTAATAACTGATTGTTTTGTTACATTTGTTCCTACTAGTTTACCTAGAGCAGTACCGGATTGGTCAATTAAAATGACACATGGTATATTTTTTACATTGTATTTCGATGCGGTAGCTGAATTAGTGTCGACATCAATAAATGTAATAGGAACTTGATTAGCAATTTCTTGCATCTGCGGTTTTACATATGTACATGGGCCGCACCATTCTGCTGTGAAGTATAATATCTTTTTCATTTTATCTCGTAAATTATTTTAACGTCTCCAAACGTTGTTGTTATTGTCCAATTCATTTTTCTATAGACTGTTTTTTGGATAATTCATCTAATAATAAATTGTATGCTTGATCTACCCCACTGACGCCATGATAAACGTTTAAATTATGTACCATCATTTGACTTATTACCGATGATATAAGTACATTATCTTCAACATCTAAAATTTGAATTCTAATCTTAAGATTTTGTTCTTCTAATGGTTTTATTTGTTCTTCCATTTTTTCCTTTATTTTAAGTTGTTAGTTTACACGCCTCTTTTAGTATCATATGCAATAATATGGTCTCTACCTGTCATGTTATATCCATGTTCGGCACACATTTCAAATACTACGGGATACATTTTAATTAATTCTTCTCTGGTATCTCCTGCTGGCATAATGTATGTTTTTTCCTTTGGAATATCTAGGAATATGCGAGCTTCTTCAATTTCTCGCAAATTTTCTTCTGTACCATCCCATACTGGCTTATAATGATAATCTGTATGATATGATATCATTTCATTGATTGCTGTGTAATTCAATCTAAACTTGTTATGTTGGGATACCATCTTTGAATCCGTGATAGTGCCCTGCGGCGTAGCAACGCCCACAACGGGTACACTATTATTAAACTTAGGGCTAATAGATAATAAGCCGATAGGATAATCAGTAGCAATAAAATGTGAGCCTTCAGTTTCAATAGTGATAAGAATGTCTCTTTCATGTGCAAAGTGTGTCAATTCATTTACCAATGCTGGATGCATTGTTGGAGAACCTCCAGTTAACATCATTTCTTTGATATGCGGATTTTCGTCATATATCTTTATGATGTCATTGAAAGTAAATGTGCCTTTCTCCGGGTGAATACTAGTATACCAAGAATCGCACCAACCACCTTCGCCAAAATAGCATCGATGAGTGCAACCCGTAGTTCTAACTGCAATAGTAGGTCTGCCAAAGCGAGAGCCTTCTGATTGTACACATCTATACAATTCTACTATGGGCAATGTTTTGTTGTAATCTGTAATTCTTTTAGAATGGGAGGTCATAGTCATCTTCTAATTTGGTTGTTGGTACATCTAATTTTTTAATTACGGCGTCAAATTTAGCCTCAAGTTCTTGTAGTCGTTGCTGCAATTTAAGCAATTCGGAACGACGTACTAATGGAGTTCGATCTATTTCAACATTACCTACAGTCGGATCATTAGCAAAATATGAATCCAAAAATGATATTGGATATATTTGTACTTGAGTATATTCCGGACGTTGTGCTTCTTTAGGTAGAGTTCTCCATTTGATATCAACGCCTTGTTTAACAGCTTCTGCCGTTACTTCTCGACCAATATTAGTACCACCAGAACCTTTACCTAAATACTCATAAAGTGATACATATATCTCTTCATTATTTTTCATTTTGTCTATTGTATTGTAATTTTAATTTTACCAGATAAGATCATATCAATTGCTTTAGCACATTCCTTCATGTTTTTACAACCACTTAAATCAATATTTATTATATTTCTCTTTTTATTCTCCATAACTTGCCGAATTTCTTTCGTGTTCATATACTTCTACTTTTGTTGCCTTAACTCTACCTTCGGTTTCTTGTAATAAGAATATATTGATTACATTGTATAAATGTTCTGCAAACTTTTCGCAACCAACGTTTGCTAATATTCGCAATTGGATAATACCATCTTCATGCATTTGTTCGAATGTCTTTAAGTATGGATCATCGACAGATACAATCGTAGTGTGATCTAATAGCCACGCAAAGTAATCTTTCGGAGACATACCTGCAATTTGCGTTTTTGCACGTTTCATTCCTCCGAAATCAAATACCCAATTGCGATGATCTAAATCACCTTCGAACCATACTCGAAATGATACTGCATACCCATGTAAGAATTTGCAATGCGTATCTTCTGCTCGCCATTGTCTAAAACAAGCAGAATAACCATCAAATAATTTTGTTGACTTAAACTTTTTCATTTTACTTTTCTTTTGCATAAGTTTTTGGTGTAATTCCCAATCTATAATAGACATATTTTTCCATTGTAACCAATCTTCATGAGTCATTGAATCTAATGCAGTATCTAATTCTGCATTCAATGCGTCCCAATCAGCCATTAATTATAACCTTTTACGAATTGATAAAATTCTGATCTCGCATTGCCATCTTCCAAGAATGCTCCAGATAATTTTGCTGTCTTCATTGAAGCACCACGATGCTTAACACCTCTACATGATACACAATTATGAGTTGCTTCAATCATAACTGCTACTCCTTTATTGTCAGTAATTAGTTCGTCAACTGCGTGTTGAATTGCTACTGTCAATTGTTCTTGAATTGCACCTCTTCTACCAAAGTGTTCTACAACTCTATTCAATTTACTTAAACCTACTACATTACCATTCTCTGCCGGAATATATGCAATATGAACTAATCCTTCAATTGTCTGGTGGTGATGACTACACATTGATGTTAATGGAATACCGCCTTCAAACACAATACCATCATAACCATCACTTGGAAATGAAGTAATATTAGACATTGGCTCATAACGACCTTTCCATAAATCATTTACGTATGCCTTTGCAACTCTGCGTGGAGTATTGTCTGAATTAGGATCTTGTTCCCAAGCTACACCTAATGCACGAAGAAATTCTCCATAATAAAATGCAGCATCATCAATAATTGCTTGTTTTTCTTCTTGAGTTAATTCAGCATCTGGGCCGAACATTGCTTGTTTAGTTGCTAGTTGCGTTGAAATACCGTTAGCAAAACCAGATTTAACTAATTCTAAATTTTTTCTTTGTTCTTTTGTCATAACTTAATCTTATTTCTAATATAATAAAATTTATTCGGATTTCAAAGTCGTATTGCCTTTTTTATGTGCAGGTTCATACGGACAATGTCGACAACCATTTCCGCAACATGTCCCTCTTCTTTTGTGATATGATTCAGTCATTACTCGATACCCATTTTCATAGTAAAAGTCTGTAGGAAGGAGCTTGTTGCCAAACTCCTTCACATACAGTTGTTGTATCCAATCTTTTGATGCCGAATGTATCATTACTTTATCTCGCACGCTCCGCCTGCACAAGCTAATTCGCCTGACAGGTCAGTGTTATCATCTAATTCAACAACTTGACTTAAATCAATATCCGTTAATGATTTTAACATTGATTCATATTGTTCTTGAGTAATATCTTCAAATGGTGCTTGAGTGTAAGTTCCTCCATCATATGGTAAAACTGATAATCCATTATAATGATCTCTGTTTGTCCACATCCATTCTCCTGCCAATTCCCATTCATCTGCTTTAAGCGAAACTGTTGCTGATACATTGTGTGTATTGTTTCCGCTTCTATGTCCCGGTTTAACCCACTCTAAGTGCACTTTTTTAATTCGTTCCAATAAAGCAAATGGTGATTCTGTTCTTAGAATAGCTCCTTCCGGTGACTTTTGTGGAATAGAAATAACTGCAGTATCGTGTGGACGGAAATATTCATCTTCAACTAACTCTGGGTGATTAATTGCCAAGTATGAATAAATTGCTTCATTCTTTCCAACGCGTATTCTTCTTACATAGTAATCATTGTGCCAAGCGTGAATACCTGATGATGTTCCTAATGCTAATGAAGTTGTTCCAGCTGGCTTAACCGTTGTAGTTCGGGCTGATTTATTAATTCCAATAAGTTTTGCAACTCTTTCATTTTCTTCTTTAACAGCTTTTGCCGCAGCTTTCATATCATAACCCAATACTGTGCCAGAACCGATTCCTGTCATTGATACTCCAATTAAAGCATCTTTTTCAGTTGTGCGTTTCCAAATTGGACGAAGGTAATGAAAATCAGTGTAACCTGCTTGAAGTGTTCCGATAAATGCTGCTGCCTTAACACGTGCTTCTAAATCTTCTTGTGATTCAATATCTGATGCATTTACTTCACATAAATTACAGAATTGGAAAGGACGTAGTGCAATTTCGCAACATGGGTTAGTTCCCCAATCTTTATCGTTAGTTAAATAGATTCCTGGTTCTCCTGCTCCTGACAATTCAACACGTTTCCAAAGATCCATAAAGAATTCTTTTGTTAATTTGTGACGCATCAATGTTGCTGAATTGTTAGCACGACCTCTTTGTGGATTTGTTTCCCACCAATTGCCTGATTTACATGCAATCATTTCTTCATCATCGGCACTAAACAAGCTAATAAGGGCCGCACGTCTAATACCTCCTGCCAATACCGCATCCGCAACGTGGCATACCATATCGTGCACTTCAATCGCTGATAATTTGTCGCCATCTTCTTTTGCATCTAATATTCCTGCTAATTTAATTAAACATTCCTTAAGTGGTTGTGGCCCTGGAGCTTTTCCTCCTGATGTTACTAATCTTGCTCCTTTTGGACGAATATCAGAGAAATCAAAATTAAACGTTGAGCCACCTTCGAAATAAGATTTAACAAGAGCTTTAACTGCATCTGCCCAACCTTCAATTGAATCTGCAATCAAGAATCTTCGTGTTTTCTTAGGATTTGGTTTGCGAATCTCTGGTAATTTTTCTACATGATGTGTTTGAACTGAATATCCAACACCTGTACCGCCTAAAAGTAGAAACATTGCCTCACCAAATGCTCTGTAATCATCAATTGGCAAATAAGCACAATTGTAAATACGGTTCGGAGAAATTTCAATTGGTTTTCCTCCAAATTGCAAACTACGCATTGAAGGTAATATTTTCTTATTGTAAACATATTGATACGCCGTTTCAATTTCCTGCACTAATGCGGGATATTTTTTCTGATGCATCTCTTTGTTTCTTGTAACTAATTCTTCCCATGTTTCTCGACGATTGAGTTCGGGAACATACTTAGCATACTTCATGTACACTGTAATTTCACTTAAAATTTGATTTGAAATCTCCATTGCATAAATCCTTTGAATGTTTGTTAACTTAATTTTTTTAGATAAAAAAAGGCCGGAGTATTCCATCCGTGCCTAATTTTATATAAATATGTTTTTATCCTAATTGTCCGCCCAAATCTTTGAACTTTTGTGCTAAATTTTTCTTCAACATGTTCTCACCTGTTTTCATTACTTGAGTTGTTTGTTTACCCTGCGATGTCTGTGGTTCGAAGAATTGAAATTGTCCGTTATTAGTATTAATTTTACTTGGCAAAGTAATACCATCTGGGCCGAAACGATTCTTAATAACATGTCCTCTACCTGTGCCTGACATTTTATCTTCCACTTTTCTAGAAAGCGACATTAAAAAGTCTGCAACCATTACTTTTCCGTATGCTCCGGCTATTTTGTCAGCTTCGATAACATCTTCTTCCAACGCCGAACGGCCAGCTTGAGATGCAGTCCAAACAGGTATTTCATATTCTCCAGCCATCCCCCGGAGTTCTTCATATAGTTCTTCAAGTGCTTCATGTCGATCCTTTTTTGTATTAATTTTTAATAAGTCACCATAATCTACTATTACTAGATCTGGCTTCTGTCCCATCATTATGGTTTTTTCTAAATGTGCCTTTAATCCTAACACGCTAACTGACTTGGTTGGATAATATTTTACTATCAAATTGCCGGATAGAGTGCGCATACGTTCTTCTACAGTGTCTTGGTGATTCTTAAGAGTCTGTGCATTGATACCTGTTAAAACGGAGTCATACCTTTGCCCTACGTAGTTTTCGTTAAGCTCCAATGTATAATGTATTACCATTTTGCCAGCTTTTACTGCATTTGCACCTATATTAATAAGCATCCAAGATTTACCAATACCTGCAGGAGCCATTACTACCCCTAATTCTCCCGGTGCTAATCCTCCGTCCATTAAGTCATCAATAACATCCCAACCCGTTGTAATTGTGTGTCGGGATGATTCTGCATATCGAGCTGAAATATTTGCTTTGTAATCTAATCCAATATTGGTATCAGCTCCAGCTTTCATTGCTCCGTCAATTTTGGTTTTTATTTCATCATAGTTACCCATTTTGAGTAAACCAACTGAATCCATAATGGCACGCTTAATTTCTTGATTCTTACAAAAACGAAGAATCTCATCTTTTACAAAAGACAAATCGTCTGACTCCATGTATCGGAAAACTTCTTTAAGTTGTTCTAATACTGCAGTTTTTAATATATCATTTTCAATTTCTGTAATTTTTACTTTAAGCACATCTTTTGACGGTGGTGTTTTGTATTCTTGAAAATGTTGTAATGTTACTTCTAATAACCAACTATTTGCATCTGATTCAAAATAATCAGGACGTAATATATCTGCAATTTGTTGCAAAAACGACCTATCCGTAAATAATGCTGCAATAGTTTTTATTTGAAATCCATAACCGTATTCCGATAATTTATCTGTCATATAACCATTATAATAAAAACAATGTTAAATTCAAATTATTTTTGTGTTTGTTTTGCGAAAGCATTTAAAGATAACCAAGTATTGTTTAACCATTCTGGTAAATTCTTCATAATTGCCCACATCTTATCTTCATAGAAAAGACGTTGAAACTCTGCACGATTTAATTCGCTAATAGGTTGTTCCATGATGCCTCGTATCTTGCTAGCTGTTTGTGCAGGTATGTCTAACAATTTGATATTCATGAGTTGATAATTTTGTTCAATGATGCTGGAATTATCCAATATCTTTTGATATGATTTAGATTCTTTTAAAGCGTCTTTGCTTTTTTGAAATAATGCATCAACTGTAAACTCGGCAGCATCTGCTAATTCTGGAATCAATTTTAAAACAGTTTTAGGTCCTATTCCATTTACCCCAGGAATGTTGTCTGAAGCATCGCCTGTAAATGTACGATAAATAACCATGTTTGCAGGGTGCACTCCAAATTCATCGTGCACTGCTTGTATGTCATACATTTTCTTTTTGATAGGAGACCAAACTTGAATTCGTTCGTCTACTAACTGATAAAAGTCTCTATCTGTGGATACTATGGTTATTTTTTTGCATTCCGTTTCATACATTTGAGCAATATATGCAATTGCATCATCTGCTTCAATTCCATCCATAGCTATGAACGTAACAGGCAAATTATCCAAATAAGAAACTAATCTGCTAAATTGATGTCGCATTGATTCTTGTTCATCTTCAATTGAAGAATCATGATGATCATGACGTCGCAATTTAGTTTTATTAGCTCGATTACCTTTGTAATCTCCATAAATCTTTCTGCGGCGGGCATTTCCACCTTTTCCATCAAATACAATTACTAATCTGCTTGGTTTGAAATCTCTAACAATTTTGCCTATTGAATACAAAAAACCAGTAATACCACCAATATGGTCGCCATCTTCATTATAAGCAGGCGTTGCACCAAAACTTCGAATAAAGGTGTTCAACCCGTCCACCACCATGATATGATCATTTGGAGCAGACGGATTTGAACCTTTTTCTTGTTGTAACTGTTTGAATAATTCTTGATACTTATTCTTCATCATAAACTTCATCAGTGATTATTACATCATCAATTCCGCCATCGATACCTGCTTGGTATTTGAAGATATATGCATCGCAAATTCTTTGATATAACCGTTCTTTTACTTCTGGTAATGCAATTACCTTATCAATAAAATTCTTTGATTGAAATTTGATTTCGCCAAAACTTTCGCCTGTTATAATATCAACATCTTCCAATGTATAATGTGCTCCAGATTGTTTAACTAAATCAAACTTTTTCATAGTTTCTAACCAACCACCGTAATTGTCAATTCCGCTATCATAATAGATTTCGTAATTAACTTTGCGGTGTGGTGGACCCATACGATTCTTAACAACTTGTACTTCTGTTTTACTTCCTACAACTTGTTCAACGCCATTTATTTTAGCTTTGATCATACCTGTATTTTTCAAACGAAGTCTAACTGATGCGTGGAATGGAATTGCCTTACCACCTGCAGTTGTCCATTGGTCGCCAAAAGACACTCCCATTTTGGTACGTAACTGATTGGTAAATATGAGACAAATTCTTTCTCGTGCAATCCAATTGGTAACTTTACGCATTGCCTTTGATAAAATGATTGATTTTGATGTTGCATAACCATCTTTGTCATATTCGGCAGACATTTCAATTTTAGTTGAAGCACCCATTATTGAGTCAACAATGATTGTAACTAAACGATCTTTGTCTGACTTTCGGACTTGTTCAACTATAGTTTCAATTGTTTCGAATATTTCCTCAACTGTCTCTAATGGGACATACAACATGGTTTTTAAATCAACCCCAATAGCCGTTAAAAACTCACTACTAGTTGCAGCTTCTGTATCAATATAAACAGCTAAGCCACCTTTCTTTTGTGTTTCTGCTAAGGTATGTGATGCTAATAAAGATTTACCCGATGCTTCCAATCCAGTTATCTCAGTTATTCTTCCTACCGGAAAACCTCCGTGTGGTCTATTAGATATTGCTAAATCTAAAGAATCACAACCAGATGAAATCCATTCTTTAACATTGCTAGGAGAATCATCATCGCCGGCTAAAAAGAAAGCAGTTTTTAACGATTGCCCTTTGAATTGTTTGTTGATTGATTCTGCAAGGGTGTTTGCTAAGCTGTCCTCGATTTCCAGTTTACTTTTACTTTTTGCCATTTATAACTCCTTCTTAAGAATTGAATAGATCATCAAATGCAGATGCTACATCTGTTTGTTTAGTTGCTGCTGGCTTTGCTGCTTTTGCAGGAGCTGTTGCTACTGTTTCTTCTTCTTCATCTGATTCTTCAACATCTGAATCTGCATTTTCTGGATTCATCCATTCAGCTAATGCTTTTTCTAGTTCGTCATAAGTTGGTTCTGGAAATAAATCGGTAATTTGCGGTTGATTCATAATTTTTTGAGCAATTTCTTTGTCTTCAGTTGCTGCCTGTGTATTAGGCTTAACTCGAATTGCTGTCTTAGGATATGCTCCGCCTTCTGCTGGTGTGAATTCAACATCAATATCGCGTCCATTCATCAAATCTGTAATGTCACCATAATCTGGATCTGAAATGATTGATAACAATTCTGTATAGATTTGTTTTCCAAATCCCCAAAATTTAACTCCTTCAGATTCTTTACCGCGAATGATTACAGGAACATAAGTTCTCATTTTCGGCTCAATTTTACGGCCCATTAGCCATTCATCTTTATCGCCAGTCTTTTTTAGCTTTTCTGCAAATTCAACGATTGGATCTGCATTACCAAATGTGATTGGTGATAACATTGATCTTTTACCAATGTCGTAATGGAAATACAATTCTAGAAATGGATTGTCTTTTCTGTGTACGTAAGGTACAATTCGAATTCTTGTTTTGCCAGCTTCGGGCTTCCACAAATTTTGTTTTTTGTCATCAGCTTTGTTTAACTGATTAAGTTTTGCCTTAATTGCATCTAAGTTAAGTGCCATAAGTCTTCCTTTTGTTAATTGGTTAATAAAATAAAATATTAATTATAATATAGATAATTAATGGGATAAATCAAAGTTAATTGTTAATTTTTTTGAATAAATTATTATTCTGGCGTTGCATTTGTTTTGGCAATTGCAGCTTTTGCTTTTCCTGCCAATTGGCCAAAACCTGTTTTTAATGCGCTGCCGGCAGTTTTTAATTGATCTTTTACATTCATGTTATTAACTGCTGAAAATTTATCACTAATTTGAGAAAGTTTAATGATATCAGCATAATATTTGTAAAATGGCGTAGATTCTTTTGTTTTGCCAACAGTTGAATAATTTACTGTCGCATACCAAAATTTGAATTCTCCAGATTCGTGTGGTCGAGGAAGTTTTATTATATCCGGAGGAGTCTTATGATTATATGCCTTAAATGCATTTGCTAAATCTTTATTTTGCAAATTATCACTACCCATATCAGATGGAAATATTTTAACAGAAACTTTAATCCCTGTTAGTGCATTGCTGGTAAAAATAATTTGCATATCATTTTTTGTTAATGTATTTGTACTCCGTCCGTCAGTCATACCTCCAACACCTTTTGCAACTCCAGACTCCAATGTCCAACCTTGTTTTTTAAAATCTTCTAGATATACATTAAGAAAGTCTTGTTCTTCTTGTTCATTTAGATTCTTGGTACCAAATCGGCGCATATTTTCTGCAAGTATATTTTCTAATTTTTTCATGACTGTTCCTATATATAAATATTACTTCCAGGTAATTTTCTTAAAGAAAACAAGTGGAATTATGCGATAGCCTCCTTCATCAGTAAGGATAAAAGAATTTTCATACATCGTCCAATCCAATTGGTAAGTTTTGTCTAACACTCCGTTGTTTACAATTCGAATTATCTCATTCAAAGCATTTACTGTATACAATGTGTTTGTTTCTTTTTTTCGATGTATGCTTATAGTATTTTGTCCTCTTTGTGTTCCAGCATCTGCATTGTATGTGCAATACAAATTGTCTGTAGCTTCTGCATTTGAAAATACAAAGATTCGTCTTTCTGGTATCGTGTAGCTTTGTTGTATGTATTCGGTTATTATGTTTAAATCCGATCTATGTGCAAATGTGCAAAGTAATTGTGTTTTCACTCGTCCTCATCCTTACGATTGTTGTTGTATAAATTCATATTTAGGGTATACTGCTTTCAATCCAAATACCCACATTCCTTGAGATAATCCTATAATAGCCCAATCCGTTGCGTCCGTTACAATCGGAATTCCTGGATTATTAACATCGTATGCAATCAGTCCTAAAATTCCTTCAAAGAATTTATTTTTTGTAGTATTCAATAATTGTATCATGTAATTTGGATTACGAACTAAATCATTATGTTTTAATTTATTAAACCAAATTGCTGCATTATTTGTTTCGTTGCTAATTTGTTGTCCTATTTTAATAGAAACTTCATTTTGCTCGCCGGAACCTTGTTGTATCTTTTCAAAATCTTCTGCTGTTATCCAATATGATAATGTTTGACTTCCAGTTTTGATTGTTAATCTAGTATCTCGTATATCTGCATCTAATTCAGATTTCCATAAAATTTCATGGATTAATTGCCAACCCCGATACATTTGAGCCCAACCGCTTTTGTAACTTATTTCTGTACTAGCTACATTATCCATTAATGGAACAAATACTTTTTCTAATACTTGAATCAAATCATTTAATTGTTTCCAAGAATGCGGATCTACTAGATCTTTTAATTCTTCAAATGAATCACCCATTTCAGCTAATGGCTTTATGATATCATTAAAAAAGTTTACTGTCTGCGTTAATAAGTCACCGTCAACTGGCATTCCTGATTTTGCAGGACGAAATGTTTTTCCTTCTGGTGCTTTACCCATTTCTCCAGATTTGGTAGGTCTGGGTAATTTACCGATTTCTTTAACTTCCCATTCTCCACCGGGCATAATAATATCATGAGATGCCGTTCCTCCAGGTTGTGAATCTTTTACTGCTAATAAAATTTCAATTTCACCTTTACCCATACCTGCTGCAGATTTGCCGGTTGGTAAAATATCATAAAATTTAGTAAATGATTTGTATCCGCTTGACATAAAAGAATCAACGGTATGTTGTCGATAATTTTTTTCAAATTCTAGTTTTTCTTGCGGAGATAAATCTTCATATCGATCTTGTATCTGTTGAGTTAAATCATCAGATAAATTTAATTGTGAAAATTCTACTTGTTCTGTTATTACGCCTTGTGCACGATTAACTACGGCACGAGCTTCTAACGGTGTTAATTCAGTCATTTCTAGAATAACATGATATAACAATTCATAATCTTTAGAACGAGTAGGATAACCTTTTGGTAATCTGTAACTCCATTCTGTTAAAATTGAATCTATGGTCATAGAGATATAGTTTTCATTTTATCATAAATATCGCCAACTTTTGTTTTAACCGGAAAGTTTCCTTGTTCTAACATATTCTTAATAGTTGGTAATAATGTTTTTGCTTCTGTATATTCAATATCAAAAAGTACCGAGTCATATGTATATAACACCATTTTGCTTTTCATTGGGTTTAATACATTTTGTACTTGCCGTAACTTTTGTACGGATACTTCCGTTTCAACAGCTTGCAAAAAGTAGTTAAACAATTTGTTTGCTGTCATATTTTTTAATGTGTCTGCAGTTAATCGCCGTTTAAGTACGGGTGTTTCAATGTATCCTCTAGATTTCCATTTAGACCACAACTCATATATAAATGCATTTACTTTTTCAAAAAATGGTATTGCTAAAAATTCTCGATCGATACCTCCATATAGCAAACGAAATGTTATTGCTTTGCTTTCTTCACGTTGAGTATCTGTTAATTCTGCAGTGTCAAAATAAAATCGTCCTAAGTAATCATGAATCGATGATGCGGGCAATGCATATCCTACTAATCGAGCAATCAATCTAACGTGATATGAATCAAAGTCCATTTCTACTAGTGCACCATTATCGAAGCGACTGCAAAATGCTGCTCTGGTTCCATCTTCTTTATTCATTGCCGCAAAATTGAATCCTCGAAATGCATTGCTAGGACGACCCGTTGTGGTGTGATAATTGTATTGTGAATATACTTGTCCTTTATGTATCAATTCTGGCATTCGAAATGTTTCATTAACTGCTAATCCTGCAGATTCCAACGTTGCAAATACTTCTGGATATGTTGCATTAAATTGCAAATAGGATTCTGATCGTTCTGCATTAACACACATTGGCCAGGCATAGTGTCGTATCTTTTGACACATTGCTAAATGTTGCTGTAAAGGAACAATTGCATTTACTTGTGGCATTGCAGCGTGACGTCTCCAATAAAAATTGTGTGCTGTGGTTGGATAATGACTTTCATCATATGCTTCACCGTATGTATACCACCACAATGTTTTAACATCCCATACAGCACCATTACCTCCCGTTTGTAACCACTGCTTCTTGTCATGAACAAAGATATTCTCTAATGCTAAGAACTCCGGGACAAGTTCTGAAAAGCCCCTTATCTGTTCAGTATGTCGTATCGGTATTAGTCGTTCTACATCATCTTCCGTATAAATGTATATAGCACATAACGGATTTTGCGTAACATGATGGGTAGGGCTAGAAAATATTGGTACTAACAATGCACGTCGATTTAAAACTGCTTGTAATGTACTTTGGGCATCTTCTATACAATCCACTATCATTAATGGTAATATATGAAATTATTTTCTTATTTCAAACCGTTAATGTCGACGGGTGCAATGTAATCCGTATCTGTATAGAATTCTAAAGGGTCTGTTAAAATTGAAGCAATTGCTGGAATCGTACGTGTTGCAACTTTTATTTGTTGTATATTTTTAGTTGTAGCGCCTGGTATTAAAACGTTTCCTTTTTGTGAATCTTGTATAGGCCCCGTTATTGTCCATTCAATACGCGTTGCAATGTATATTTTATTATCAATAACATTGCTAGTCCAGTCATTGTATTGTGCGGCATCTACTTCAAAAATAATGCGTTCATTTTGTTTGCAAATAAAATAACGTTGAATCGAACCTCTCGAAATATCAGCTGATGTTATTTGCGGCTGTATGCGTTTTGGCGTTATATACTTTACTTTTATATCTGGTTTTAGTGTATTGTAAATTGTTATTTTATTTTGTTGTTGAAATACAACTAATTTTTTTGATGTTTTTGCGTTCCAAGTTGAACCAGTATATACTTCACCAGTAACATAACGATGAAACGGACCTACATATTCTACATTATCTTCAGTCATTAATTCCGAACCAAATGTATAAAGATTATTAGTAATTTCTTCTGCGGGATAATATAATTTTAAACGTGCCATATTTTTAATCTATACTAGGTCTCATTATGCATCTAACTTCAGTTCGCCAATCCCCTTCGGTTGAAACCGTATGCGTTAGTCCTATAACACTAAATACCGTATTTTCTCGATATTTACTAGGCAACGCGTCAAATGTTAATACATCGCCATAACGTAATCCGTTGATTCCATCAATTGTAAATTTAACTTCAAAAGGAAATATTGGAGCAGTTATTTGTTGAGATGTTTTAATATCATTTGTTGGATACTTGATATAACTAGTAATAGCTTTGTATAACGCTCGTGCTCGTTCCGGAACTCCAGGGGATGCACCATAATTAATTCTAGCTTCTTCCAATTGTTTTATAGATTCATTAAATTTTTCTCGATATAAATTTAATGCTTTATTAATTTGTTCTGGATTTTTTGAATTATACATGAAATTCATATAAGGTGCAATTTGTTCTTCTGTTACAGTATCACCCTGATTTAATACATAAGATAAATTTTTAACATTTTCTGGTAATTTTGCTGTGAAAGAAAATTCTAATACTACGCTTCCATTCGGGTGATTTGCAAACATTGGAACTGAATACGGTATTACTGTTTCATTTTTAGATTTTAAATATCGCGTATCTGCTAATAACAATTTGTTTTGATCGTCAGGATATGATACTAATTTTAAATCTATTGCATTTCCACTACATTTGGAAACTAAATCTGATATGTTTGCTATAAATGTTTTTATTGTAAATGCATTTTTTCCTTGAGCAGTTATTGCATTAATTATGCGATTAATTGATTCGATATTAATAAAAATTCTACTAGGATACATAACGCCCGTTGACGAATCAGCTTTTTTATAAACACCGGGCCATGGTTTAAATCCGGAGTTTTTTAATGATTCGCGAGATAAGCCCGTATCATTAAATTGTTTAACAACGTTTTTATAATATACCAATCCAACTGCCGCATCTGTGCCATATGAATTCATATCATTAAATGCATCTGGTTTTTCTGGTAGAAATAATATATCTTCGGGACGTGTTGATACTAATCTAGGATAATAATTACTAAAACATAATTCATCTGTATGTATAATTTGAGCTAATTGACCAGGCGTTGCAGCTTTTTTAATAATTTCTTCATTAATTATATAGATTAACGCACCTAATGTAATATAACGATTAAAATTATAAGTAGCTTCTGGACTAGTATTAAATTTTTTAATAAATTCATCTCTTTGCGTATTTTGTTTAATTGCAAGATCTATAGCTGCTTGTTGTTCATTTTTTGCTCTTTCTAAATCTCGTTCAAAACGATCATTTTCTTCTGCAGTTATCAACCCATTAAAGCTTAAAATTTGAACAACGTTGTTAACATCGTCAATAGTACTATCTGCAGTTAATGTCGGTAAGCCGGTTGCACTAGTAACTGGATCAATTAATGTAGATGCATCTGGTATAGATGCAGGATCTCGCGGTATAGCAGGTGTAGAACCAGAAGCTGGAATTGATAATGCTTTAGCTCTTTCCGTTTTATCTAGTTTAGCTACTTGTATGATTTTATTTTTAATATTACCCGCATATTTATATTCATTGTTTGCATCTGGAATTTGTACTGATTGTATTTTAGGTAATGTTTGGTTACCTACTAGTAAAAATAAATCGTTGTGTTCCGTTAATGAATCATTAAGTGAAAATGGTAATATAAAATCTGTAAATGATTTTGCAGCATCGCAATTTAATTTAAACTTATCTATAATTGTATTAATACGATTATATATCAATTCAACTAATTGATCTACATTTTGATCTGGCCCGACTCCTGATAATGAAGGAATGGTTGACCCTGTCGGGGCTACTTTAAAGTTTTCAGTATTAGTAGTTTTTGTTGAATCTTTTTCATTTTTTTTAGGATCTGTTAAAAACATTGACACATCTGAATATACATTACTAGTACCCGTTAATGATAATGTTGCTTCTACAGTTCCATCTGCTGTATATGAGAAATCAAATGATGTAATTAATCCTTCAAATATAAATGCATTCATTTTTGAATACTGTTTAAGAAATTTATCAACGTCCCACGCCGGATATAATTCTTTAATTCGCTCTGGATTAGGTAATGTCTTAGGTGCTAATAGTCCGCCGGTGACAGTTCCTGCATTGTTAACTGTTCTTGTTACAACGGCAGTTTCAGGGTGTTCAATTCGTATTGATACATAACGACCGGGACGAAACCATGCATCTTCAATATTATCTAAATCCCGGGCTACGTTTGGAATAACAATGCTAACTGTAGCTTTATTTAATAAACCCATGGAATGATCGCCAATTGTAACATCGACGGTTGTAATATAAGGTCCGGTACGTCTACTACGATCGGTTAATTCTGTCTGTTTAAGATATGCATCGCCGACGCTTGCATTAGTAGTTTTTCCAGAAAGTCCTGCATTTGTTTGAGCAATTGATACATCATCTTGCGTATAAAAATCAATTGACTCTTGTTTATAAGAATAATCTGTTAAATACCCTTCAGGTCCGCTAGGTAAATATCTACCAATTTGTACGTTTCGACCTCCTAATACTGCAATTTTAGCTGAAAGACTACTACTCGTTTCATATGCTACTATTTCAACATTAGCAATTTTTCCAACCATGAAATCAATAGCTTTAGTAGTGCGATTTTGAAATCCAGTTCGACCCCGGGCATTTAATTCTTCTTGTAAGTTTGTATCTACTTGTGTATAAAATATATTCATCGTGATGAGTTTGTTTCATTAATATAACTTTGCATGTTTGTAAAACTTGGTATTCTTATGTTGATACCCGATGGAACAAGCAATGTGCCTTTTCCTAAACCATTTGCAGCAGCAATAACCCACCAAAATGCAGCATCTTGATAAAACAATAAGGATAATTTATCTAAACGTTCTACACCAATTGTTTTTATATATACATCATCTGTCCGGATAGGGGCAGCGGGAATTATAACAGTTGATAATTTTCTTTTTTCTGTTACTTTATCTCGTTCTGTTAATGCTGTTAAATATCTGCTCATCGTTTAATTTGTTTGATTTCCGCCCCTGCTTCCTTTGCCGGCTAGAGTTTTTCGTTTGTTTTCTTCAATTAATGTTCTATCAATATTTCCAAATGTATCACTTAACCAATTATCGCCGCCAGCAGCCGGTGTTCCATCTACATCAAATTTCTTAGCTAATGTCCAGAAACGACCGCCCTTTTGTGGTAAGTAGTCTGTAATTACGTTGAATTGACATGATACTGAAATTTTCTTCGGAACTTGCATCATTGTTGGATCATCTTCAATATTAATTTCCCATGGAGCATCCATTGCATATGTATATGCTAATGAATTCATAACAACTGGTGTTTGCACATATAAGTCGCCAATTGTTAAACGCATCCATGGAGCTTGCATTGCAATTGATTCGCCACTATATATAGGAGTAGTATATCCGGCAAGTGCATTAAGTTTTCTATAAATTGGTTTTAATTCATCCCGATCCGTTGCATATATATCAAAATCAATTGATACATCGCGAGTATATCCAGTATATGTATAATTCGGATCTGCACGACCTATCATTTTTACGTCTGTCCAACCTGGATTAAAATTTTCTGAAAATGAAGTTATAACTGCTCTAAATACAATTATGTCATCTTCGGCATCTTCTAATCCGTTTTGAAGTGCAGGCCCGGTAAAATAAAATTTTATAAAATCTTGCGTTAAATCAGTAACGGATGCAATTGCTTGTACAACGTTATCTAACTTTGGCTTTCCGGTGAAAAATTTTCGTTTCCAATCATATGCATTTTTTAATTTTCTTTTACCAAAATCAATTACTGAAATTTTATCTCCGCGGAATGGTGTTGCTAATGCTATAGGATTACGTGTTGGTATAAAATCTCCGTTCGCTCGTTTTGATATATTTCCATTTGATATCTGCGGAAGAGGTAATGTTTTATCCCACGTAGTTGCAACATGACTTGTTAATGTAAAATCGCTACGAATTGCATTAGGATTATCATGTTCGCCCCAACCATACAATGTTTCTCTGTTAAATGCACTATACGGTCCTACCGGTAATGCAGATGCTGCAGCATAAATACCACCTCTAATTGCACCGCGAGTTAGCGCCGAAGCTCCATCAAAACGTTTTGATGCAACAAAACTTAGTATTGCTTGACTCGTTTTATCTGATTCATTTTGTAACCCTAGTCTAGATCTAAAATCCGGATAAAGTATTGCAGATAATGGAAACTTTTTTGTTGTTAATTGATCAGCTGACAACGTTACATAATCTCCAGATAATGTGTCTTCGCCAAATTGTCCAAATTGTGCTTGACCTATTTGTGTTACATATGGAATTCCAGTAAACCCACCTAATGACGACAAACTAAATGCTGCAGCTTTAGCTCCTACAGTTTCAAGTGTTATGTTAGTATTAGATAATGGTCTTGGATTCCATATTGCACTAGGACCTGATTTTACGTTTCCTTTAATATCTTTAATATTACCTGCACTTGTTTTCCAATCTGTTTTTCCATCTTTTCCAAGATATGTATATGATGGACTGTTTGGGTTTAATATGTAAATACTAGTCGGCCTTGTCGGTACGCTGTATGGTTCGGTAAATTGGTAATCAGCTTCATATGTTGGATTTTTATTGCCAATTGGTATCGGTGCAATTGTAGTAACAGCTGTAGTAGGATTAGTATATAAAACATTTGGCAATATATCGAAAGGTCCAATAAATTGCGATGCCGCTGACAAAGTTGGGTTTTGCATACTCATGTTTTATCCTTATCCGTAATATGGTGCATTTAATCCGCCACTAAATGTTGGTGTCGATGTCATTTTTGATAACAGAGCGTTAGCCTTTTGAAGTTCTGCAACTACAGCTGTCATATCTGCACCGCCAGATCCTCCACCTTTTCCAGCTAAATTTGTTCCTGCTACAATTGTATCATTATCATTGAATGCAATTGGTGCTTGTAGGGTATCTTCTGGGAATGTTAATACTCGTTTTCCGTAACCTGGGGTGATAACAGCATCTCCTCCTTTTATCGCTTCCAATTCATTTCCTAGTGTTGCTTGTTCAAAATCGGTTTTTACGTCTTCTACTCCTTTTTTTGCTGCAAGTTGTCGTCTCATATCACCTAAATCTTTAAAACTACTAACTGCATCCAACATAAATTTTTTGTTAGAAAGATTGTTTAAAATATCGTCTTGATTTTTTCCAACCATAGTTGATTGCTCTAATTGTAATAAACTTAGAATATTTGCTTCTTGCAATGTATCAAGTTGTTGCTTCATGATGTCTTCGGTAGTACGAGTATCAGATGCTCTTTTTAATTCTTCAAAATCGGCTTCATCTATTGCGCCTGCTTCAAGCGCTTGTGCAGCTTGTTGCATTGCATTAGAACCATCTAAATTTATATCAATGCCGCTAGCGGATGCTTTATCTAGAATCTTTTTCTTTTGCAATGCAGATGCAAGTTGGGTTTCTTCAAGACCTAACGTTAATGCTAATTGTTTTCTAGCAAACATGTTATTTTCTATGGTTTTGCCTTCAGTTTCTAAAATATTATTCATGATATCAGCTTGCTTGTTCATGTCTCCCCGCAATGCTGCTTCTCGATACATGTTGGTTAAACTGTTACCTTGATTGTCAACTAGTCTGCGGCCGGATAAAAGTTGATATTCTAATTCTTCTCCGATGCTCGATTCAATTTCTAATAAATGACCACCAGCATCGGCTAAATCAGATAATTCAAAACCTAGTTTTTTTGCTTTTAACACGGCCATTTCTAAATTCATAGGAAGTTTACCATACTGCAATGTAATGTCTGCTGTCGCTCCGCTAATCTCTTCGGTGATCATTTTGAAATAACCCATCGTGCCATCTGGATCCAATGTTTCTGCTAATTGTTTAGTTGCTAACAACATGGATGAAGAACTTTTACCATTTTGTTCAGCGTATTGTGTATATGCATTTGATTGCTCTTCTGTTAGTCCTAAATTAGTTCTAAGTATATGTTGCGTTTGTACTAATGATTTATACATGTCGCCGCCAGCTTCGGTCATTTGATTTAATGTTGGCACCATTTTTTTGATAGATCCAGCATATGCTCCGACTTGTACTCCAGATATTTTTAATGATTCTGCAACAACTTGAAATGATTCTGATAATTTTGCTGCTTGTCGTACTCCAACGCCGAATGATTTATTAAGTTGCGAATTTCTTCGTTCTAACGTTAACGTTTGTTTAGCAGCTTCAATGTATCGTTCTGATAACTTTTCGTTGTATGCAATTTGTTTATCTAAACCTCGAAGATAATTGTTAGTTTCGCTGTTTAAATTCAACGTCGCATTAGCTAAGCCAGTTACAGCTGAAGTTAACTCGCCAACAATTGGCGAAGCTTCCATTAGATTAGTAAAATGATTATTTAATCCGCTTAATAAACTAGATAAATCTACTGGCATACTGAACTCTTCTTTTTAATAAATATTTATCTAGGAGATTTTGGTACTGCACGTCGTTTTGTTTTAGCAGCATTTGCCAATTGTTCTTGCCGATCATTTTCATCTTCAATCATCTTGTTGACTTTTTTAGTCCAAAATCGCCGAATGTGTACGGGCATATGATATATAGTATCCCAGTCCCAACGACCAGCACCCCACCAAATCAAATTAAAAATATTTTCATGCAATTTAACACGATCTTCTGGTTTAAAACCAAAAAAGGTCTGTTCCAAGAAGAAACCCGGCAGTGAAGGTGCCTCCTGTTTCACCTTCGAATTCGTATGTTAAATCCAGGCCTGGTGCATTATCTGCATAATATTTGCGGAATATTTTTGCATCTCGAGCTAAGAAATGATAACGTACAAATTCATCAATTGCTTCTTCTGATCTCAAATCATCTACTTGGCAAATTATATGTTTAAGTGTTTCTGAGACAGACATTTTGCTTGTGTCGCGACCTAAATAAGAAAATTTAATGACGTGTCCCGCTACATCATAAGTAAATTCTCCATTTTCATCTGATTCTAATTCAAATGGCAAATATTTTACGGCAGATAAATCAACTACTCGTTGCAATTCCTTTTCAGTTTTTGGATCTTTTATTACAACTGGATATTCTGCACCATATGCTAATACGCGCGCGTGTATAATTAATCCATCTTTATCTACTGCAGCAATGTCTGCAACATCAACATCCGTCATAATGATTGCTTCTAACAATCTTTCAAACATTACTCCTTCTCTAATATAAGAAATATTGGTTAGAATGTCTTCATCATATGCCGTTAAATAGCGCATATCTATTTTTCCGCTTCGCAAAGGATGTGATTCGGGATAAATTTTGCCGCCACTTGGCAATGACACAATAACTGTTGGTAATTTGCTTTTTTGTTGTGATTCAAAACGTTGTTTTGCTAAATTAACGATGTCTTGATTGCCTAATCTTGTTGTAACTTTACTCATTATGATTTCCTTTTATAACTTTAATATAAATATACAGAACATAAAAAATGGGAGCCGGAACTCCCATTATAAATTTTATGAATTAGAAATTCAAGAATGCCCAATCATATTGAATAGTTAATTCAATTTCTTGTACTGCATCACTTGACCAATCATATGTTCCAAATCCTGCACTTGTAATAAATGCACCTTTCAAAATCCATTCTTCAATAACTTCACCTAGTGGAGAAAGTTGGTGTAGGCGAATTTCTTTTTTGTAGAATGAAGAATACCCATCTCGACCTGTTGCAGACTCATGATGTAAACGAACCCACTCCATAACTGCTTGTGCTCCAGATGGAACAATTGCATCATAAAGTGTCATCGTGATAGTATCCCATGAATGTTTACCAGCAACATAACGTTTAACATTGATCATATCAAGTTCAACTGCTGTGTTAGTAATTGTAGGTTTACCAGATGCTTTTATCAAGTATGATGGAATTCCATTTAACTCTAATATAAATTGATGTTGACGTTTCGGTTCCCACGAAAACGCCGTTTGAAACATTTCGTTTTCAGATGCAATTGCCAAATTTGGATTTGCGTTATCAATTAATGCCATTTCAATACCTCGTTTTTTTATATAAATATATGTACAGTAAAAAAGGTAGAACTTTCGCCCTACCTTTTCATGATGTTTTTAATTATGCCGGGAAACTTGCTCCTGTCGGTTGAATATTGAAATCTAATACAATAAATTCAGCCGTTCTAGTTGGTTGCAAAAATAATTGTCCGTATAATATGTTTTGATCAATTACATCTGGAGTATTATTTGTTTCATCCATAATAACTCGAAATGCAAATAAACCTTGCTGTGCTCTTACTTGTTCTAAGTATGGGTTTGTGATGCTTAAGAATCTTGCTCGTGTTGATGCTGTATTTTGTTCAAATACTAAATAACGAGTTGAAGATGCAATAAATTTCTTAACCGCAATAAGCAAACGACGCACATTTACTCGGTCTAATGCACTTGGTCTAGCTTGTAGTGTCTTTTGCCCCCAAATGCAAACGCCATCATTTACGAAGTTCGCAATAGGGTTAACACGAGCTTGATACAATGTATCTCGATCACTTTGCAACAATCTAATATAAGTATCAGTAACACTAGTTAAGCCGCCACGATTCAAACCTGCAGGTGCATACCATGGTTGAGCTACTGCATCATTGTATGACAATACTCCTGGAACTACAACTGAAGGTGGAACCCATAATGGAACATTGTTGCTAGGATTGGTTATTCTAACCCATGGCCAATATGTTGCTGTATAATTGCTATCCAAAGTTTGAACTTGTGTTGTTACTGAATTAATTGAATCTGTTAATGCATTTGAATCCATTACATAGAATGTATCTTGACGTCCTTCTGCTAATTGTCTTGCAGATAATGTTACTGATCCATGCAAACTATCGATAATACCCGGTGTTAACAATAAATTCATATCATAATAATCAGTATTGCTCAATACTGTGAATGCTTTATTATATGCTGTTGTACCTGTAGATGTTGTAGTGCTACAATCAAATCCAAATGTATTATCATCAGCAATATAAGTTCCAGCATATTTTGGTAAGTTTGGACGAGCTCCGTCAAATCCACCTTGGAATGCAACAACAAACTTACGTGTTGATAATGCAACATTTGCTTGGAATGTTCCACCTGTTAATGCAGATTCTAATGAACCCGAATATGCTGCAGTTGCAGACGGATATCCTACTTGTGCAGATTGATTAACATCTCCAAGATAAAAATCTGCGTTACTTCCGGTTACAGAACCACTAGTTGGAGTTGGAGCTAAATATGCTCTGTTGTTCGTGCTACCAAAATCAAATCCATGTAAATTTAAACTGCTATAATTTCCGCCAACTACTTGCGAAGTAACATATGAAGTAGCAGTTAAATTCAATGAGCCGGATGCCATTGGTATTGGACTTGACATTGATCTAAATCCAAACGGAATTAACGTTTTGCTATTTGTTTTATTTGCAACACCTGGATCAACTTCTACTCGGATCCATGCATTTGTGTTTGGATAATCTCCGTTAATAACAACTACGCCATTGTCTGTTACAGTTTGATAACGGTCTCCAATTACTCGTGCAATGTATCTAGATGATGCTGGATTCAAATTAACATTTTGAAATGAAACTAATGCCGGAGACGAATCTGTATCTGAATTGTTTCCATATGGAGAATTTTCAATTCCTAAATTTTGCGGATTTACTCGACGAATCTGTACCGTAAATGATCCATAACCATCTGGGTCATTTGTTTCGTCACTTGTAACAAGCTCTGAGATAGAAACTTTAACATCATAATTAACTGATGTACCATGCGATAATGTATGAAACTTAAACAAGTTTTTTGCGGTACTTCCAACTTTTTGTGAAGTTACCCATGGTGTTGATGCAGACTGATAATCCTGTAATAGTCTAAAACTTGCAATCTTTTCTAAAGACATTGTTACATGACCTATGTTTGCAAATAACCCGGTTGTATCAGTATCATATTGTACATATACTGGATAATCAATTGACTTTGGATCAGCTGAAAATACTTTGGTTAGGTATCTATTGCTTGAAGGCGTAATTGATGCTGAAATTGCAACTCCTTCTGCTACTAAGAATGAACCGCCAAAACTAATTGCCGTTGCATCAGTACCTGTAGCTACACCGTATGATCCAGATATTTTAATTGCAAAACTTCCCGAACCTGCATCAAGCAATACTGAATCTTCAAATAGATTTGTTGCACCCGTAGTTGTTACTGGGTACGTTGGATGTAATACGTGAGATACAACTTTGGTTGAACCTGATTGTGCTACAATAGCTAATACACCATTTGATAATTCATATCCATCTTCGTACAATAAACGTGTTACTGTAATTACATTTCCACCTTTTTCTAAGTATTCTTTAACAACGAATGGAACATATGATTCATCAGTGAATGATCCAAATGTGTTTTGAAATTGTGAAAGCGATGTAATTTGTGTTGGAACTAGTGCAGGACCTTTTACAGTTGGTCCTATTATTGCTGCACCAATTTGTGCAATTGCTCCGGGTAAAAACGATTGATCTACCTCTCTCGTAAATACTCCGGGCGAAATTATTCTTTCTGCCATTTAAACTCCTATGATTTTTTTATATAAATATACTAATATGTTACCAAACCTAGGAATTTGCAGTAAATGTGCCATCTGCAATATTTATTTGACCATCGCCATATCGTGCACGCATTTTATCAATTAATTCAGATTCTTGTTCGCGAAGCTGTGTGAATTCGTTTAATAGCTTTTCTTTTTCATATTTCAATTGTTCTAGTTGTTGTTCTAATGCATATGTTTCAATTGTTAAATTGCCTAGAATTGTTGAATTTTTTGCAAATGCATCTCGAAGCAATTGAATTTCTTCTAAATGTTCCTTGTCCAGTTTACGAGTCATAACTTGTTATCCTTTTTGTTTTATTATATGAATTTTATTTCAATTATCCAAATGCATTTACTGTTGCAGCTGTAGAAGCCGATGTTGATGCATTAGCTAAACGTTGACCGATGCTGTTTGATGCCGTTAATGAGGTTATGGCATAATTCCATAAATCTTCTGGTTTAACTAGTGCCGAACCCGTAGTATTGTCTACTGCTACTCCCCATGATACTGATTGTGGATTTGGAACAGCCATTGAACCTGTTATTGCTGAAGTTGGGCCATATATGGTGCCAGTTCTTACATTTGCAGATGTAGGCATTCCGAGTGCTTGGTCTTCACTAAGCAATGTTATTATGTTAGCAGAACCAGAAACACCAATTTGATATGATGTGACGGCATTTTTATACATTTGTACGTTATAGCAATATATTGCGTTGCGTGAGCCTGAATTGATGAATGGACCTGAAAGCAAGTTAGTTGCTGTGGTTGATGTTGATGATACTGCATTTGCTGTTGTCGTGGCTTGTAATTGACCTATTATGTTTATTATACCAGCTGTAGTTGAATTAATTCCAGTTCCTGTTTGAGAACCAGCTGTAATATTACCTGTAACATTAATTGTTCCAATTGATGCATTATTAATACCATGGCCTGTTAATGCAGTGCCTCCATTTACATTTCCAGTTACATTAACTATACCATTAAGAGCATTATTAATACCATATGTTGCGCCCGTTGCACCGCCTGTTACTGTACCTGTTACGTTAATTGTTCCAATACTATTATTAACAATAGCATGGGGCGCAGATGCGTTATTACCTCCTGTTACATTTCCTATTATTGAGATAGTTCCATTTGAAGAATTTAATATAGCATAATTTCCTGATTGTATTGTAGTTCCTGCAGAAATATTTCCTATTATATTGATAATACCATTCGATGTATTTGTTATAGTTCTACCATTTGTAATAACGTTACTTGGTATTCTAACATCTCCTGTTATATTAATAGTGCCATTATTAACATTTTCTAAAGTATTTCTTGCAGCAACTAAATGTGCTATTATTGTGATTGATCCGGTGTTGTAGTATTTTACAAATCCTCCGGTTACGGTAGCACCATTACTGTCTAATCCTCCTGCAAGATTTGATTGTGTAGTTGTACATGCAATGTCATAGTCACTATAAATATTAAGTAATCCGCCAGCAACAGCACTACCTGTTGCTCCTATTCGTATACTCCTCACAATAATGGTTTGATCCAATGTTATTGTTTGATTATTTAAGAATACATCATCCGCTGCAGTAGGTATTATGCTACCGCTCCAAATTGCTGAGTCGCTCCAATTACCATTTGCTATAGGCCATCTGTTTGGCATTTTATTTTCCTTTAAAAGCAGCAATAGTTGCTGCTGCAGTTTGTGTTGTTGATATATTTCGTAAACGAGCTCCAATTGTATTTGAACCCGTTAAATTTTGAGTTGCATACGTTAAAATGTCTTGCGGTGTTAGTGTGGCAGATCCTGTCGTATTATCTACGGGCACTCCAAACCGTACAGAACCTGTTGAAGGTACTACCATTGAACCAGAAAATTCGTTTGATCCACCATATAAACTTCCACTTCGAACATCGGTTTGAGAAGGTAGGCTCGCGGTATATGATACATCATAAAATGTTACATCTTTACCAAATGTGTCTGATTGGAAAGTATAAGCTGGACGAGAATCTGAAAAATATTGTATTCTGGGTGAGTATATTGGATTAAATGTATTAAAACTAGCAACGGGGCTAGCAATTCTAACTAAACCAGAAGTTGAGGTTGAAGAAATAACAGGCCCAGAAATCGAACCAGTAAATGATATAGAACCGGTAACTATGGTTGTTGAAGCTCCCGTTGTTGATATAGGGATACCTGCACCTATTTTTATAATACTTCCTGAAACGATTATATTGCCTGTAGATGTATGTGATATAGCATTTGCAGATGTTGGACCTAGTAAGTTTCCTATTACAATAATATCTCCAGCTGTAGTTTTTGATATAATAGCACTAGTACTAGTTGTTCGGCCGATCAAACTTCCAGAGATATATATACTACCAGTTCCAGAAGTATTTGCAATTGTTGAATTATTAGCATCAGTTTGTATCACACTTCCAGTAATTGTTAATATATCCGAGCTATTAAATACAATTGCATTTGCTGCTCCTAGATCAGTTATATTAAAAAATGATACATTACCATTAATATTTACAGACCCGCGTGGGGATACTGAAATACCAGCTTGGGATGTTATACCTCCCTGGCCAGGTCCTGTTTCGACACTTCCAGAAATATTCACAACGGCTCCAGAACCACTTACTGTAATTCCTATTGAGCCAATAAATCCTGAATTTCCAGCGACACTTCCAGTAATAGTTACCTGAGCATTATTCCGTACACTTAGTGTTAAACCAGCACTACCCGAAGGCCATGCTCCAGATGAGTTTCTTAATGGTCTTAAATTTCCTATAATAGTAGCAGAATTAGAACCAGATATTAAAAGAACAGAGCCAGATGCTACGGGTGCAAATGGTGTTATACCTGTTGGTGAAGTTGCAGTTAATGTTACTCCATTTGCAAGTAAAAATGTCCCTCCGCCTAATATAGCAGAGGCAGATGCAGCATTTGTCATTCTAAAAACCGTAACATTGGTATCAATTACTACTGTTTTTAAATTTGCATACACATCATCTGATGCAGTAGGTAATCCCAAACCACCATTCCATATTGCGGTATCGCTCCAATTTCCATTCGCTATGGGCCATCTATTCGGCATATCTTATAATTTTCCTTTTGAAGCTATTGCAGCACCATCTGTTGCAACTGTTGCAACATTGCGTAAACGTGCTCCTAAGCTTCCGGTTACAGTTAATAAATTTGTGTTTATACCCCACACACTTTGTGTATCAAATGAAGCAGAACCTGTTGTATTATCTACAAGTACTCCTTTAAGTACAGAACCAGTAGGAGGTATTGCTACTGTTCCTGTAAATTGGTTTGTATCTCCAAATACTATTCCTTGTCTTACGTTTGAGGCAGATGGAAAATTACCGGGATAATTTTGTGTATATAGGGTTCTTTGTTCTCCGTATGTTTCTGTATCAAATACCCATGTTGGCGTAGAACCTGATATAATAAAAATGTTTGGCGCATAAACTGCATTACGGTTATTTTTATTAATAAAAGGTCCTGACAAACTACATGTTGTAGATGTTCCCGTTGATGTTATTCCTGGGGTGGTAATTCCGGCTGTAATAGGTCCTATTACTTGTATTAATTTATTAGCAGTTGATGATATTCCAGTAGCAGCTGCGCCAGCTGTTACTGATCCGGAAATATATGTGTCACCAGATGTAGATATTCCTGCAGCATTATTTCCTATGATACTTCCTGTTACGATTATGATACCGGTACTGGTATTACTTATTCCAACTGATGGTGCAGATGTTGCATTGCTACCAATCACATTACCTATAACTGTTACATTACCAGTTGATGAGTTTGCTATTGCAATTCCTGCATTTGTTCCGAAAAATGATGAAACAGTACCTTGTACGAATACATTTCCGGTGCCGGTGTTACTGATTCCCGTATTGGCATTAGATGTTACATTACCATATACGTTAAGATTACCACCACCTGAATTTATTACACCAGAACCATTAGAAAATCCACCGGCTGTTACATTTCCGTATACAGTTATACTTCCGGTGATTGAGTTATTAAGTACAGCTTGGGATACTCCACCTATTATATTACCTAAAATAAAAGTTGGACCCGCGCTAGCTGAAACGTATAACCCATATTGTAATAAGTTCGTTCCCAGAGATATACTGCCGGTAATATATAGCGTGCCAGTTGACGTGTGTAGAATACCATATCCTAGCTGTGCACTTCCCCCAAAGACACTTCCGCTAACCGTAAGAGTTGAATTATCCAATGTTCGTATACGAATACCTGTAGTATCACCCATTGTTGTATTAATACGAGCTTGACTAGAACCGCTGATATAAACTAATGGTGTATTTGATACAGCACTTATTAATCCAGTTGCCGCAGTTGTACTAGCCGTTATGGCGTTATTCAAATAAAAACTACCTGATACAGATGCAGTACCTGCTAGTGCTGCGTTACTTAATGCTTGTACTGTTACGTTAGTATCAATATAAATTGATTGGTTATTTGCATATGCTACATCAGATGCAGTAGGTGCTCCTAATACAGCTCCATTGTTCCATGTTGCGGTATTTGACCAATTTCCTGATGCTACTGCCCATCTATTCGGCATAATTATACTTTAAATGATGCAATGGTAGCTCCTACTGTTTGTGCAGTGGAAGCTCCGGTTAATAATGTTCCTATACTACCCGAAGTAGTTATATTTTGTGTTAAAACTCCAAACATATCTTCTGCTGTTAAAATAGCAGAGCCTGTTGTATTGTCTGTTGCAACACCCGTTTTTACCGTTGTTGGATCTGGCATTGCAAGTGAGCCAGTTAATCCAAAATTATATGTTGTTCCTTTACGTACATCTGTTTGTTGAGGTACTCCGGGAAGTTGATTTGAAGTATATAGTGTTTTTACGACACCCGCTGTTTCCGTGTCAAAAGTCCAGCGTGTTGGTTGATCAAATACTTGCATACGATATGCAAAAACAGCATTGAATGAACCTGTGTTGTAGAATGGGCCTGTGAATAAGTTAGTGGAAGTTGTTGCTGTAGCTCCAACACCCGGTGATATTGTACTAGCTGAGATGGCTCCTCTAACAATTAGGGTTCCTGTTCCTGAATTGAATACACCATACATTGAAGCGTTTGGGCCGGATCCAGCTGTACCAGCAGTTACAGTTCCATCTATTATAACTGTACCTACAGAAGTATTTGCTACACCATTAGCTTGTTGACCTCCTTGGCCGCCAATAACACTACCAGAAACATAAACATTTCCATTAGAGGTATTGTAAATACCCCATTTACCATTATAGTTAGCATCGGATGCACCTAAAATACTACCTGTAACTATAATATTTCCATTTGCTAGGTTATAAACAGATATTGCCCCATTACCACCATTTGCGCCAGTGACTGTTCCTACAATACGGACAGTACCAGATGAAAGATTATATATACCTATTGCATTACCTGCACCAACTACACTTCCGGATATATTAGTAGAACTTGAGCTATCGATGTAAATTGTATGAGAAGATTGTCCTCCTCCCGTTGTAATGCTACCTGTTATAGTTAAATTGCCAGTTGAACTATGTCGTATTCCTATATTTGCTGTGTTAGTTGTAGAAACTACACTTCCGGAAATACGTAAACTTGAATTATCTTGTAAATGGATTTTTGGACCATATGTAGTTGCCCCTAAACTTCCAGTAAGTGATGCGGTATTTGAACCAGAAATAATTACTAAAGGTGTGTTTGTAACTGCAAATACTGCTGGACCTGTATGATACATTGCAGGATTTGCTGTTAAATTAATATTAACTCCATTATTTATGTAAAATATTCCACCTTGTGTAACCCCAGTTGTTGAAGAATTTCTTAATGTAGCAACATTAATATCTTCATCTATATAAATTGATTGATTATTAGCAAATACATCATCCCCAGCAACAGGTTTAATTGAACCTGACCAAATTGCCGAGTCACTCCAATTACCTGATGCTATGGGCCAACGATTCGGCATTTACAATCCTTTTTCCGTTATGTATTGTTGAATAATTCCTAGAATGTTGTATGCTGCTGTTTCAGCTGGAACATCCTCTGATGCAAATACATCTAAATAAACTACCGGTGTGTCATGTCCTTGCAGAACATCTGGACGTCCTCCCTCTAATTCACGATATGGTGTTAAACGCATTGCAACACTAGCACCAACTTCGGTTTCCTTTACTAAAGGTGAAATTGCTAGGTTTACAGTGTAGTATGGATATTCAACACCATCTACAACAATCGGATTTGTGGATTGAATTGGCATAACTGGTCCTTTATTATAAATATGTATATGAATATCTATTGGTCCAAGCTACTCCGGAAGCTGAATTAGGTGTTGTTGCACCAGATGATGATATTGATAATCGTGTAATGTCCCAAACGGTAGCAGATTCTGCTGAGCCACTTACTGCTTCTCCTAGATATAATAAATTTACGTTTGCATCAAGAGACGCAGTATAATCGCTTCTGCGTATATATGTTATGGTAGGTGCAGCTCCAGATAAATATGATGCGGTTACAGCAAAAGAAGCACTCTCTGCTGTTATTTGAAAACCGTTTATTTTTGTTATGTTACTCATATCTCATACCAATCGTTAGAAGGGTTAAATTTCATTATCCAATAGTCTGGTGTTGTTGTGCTGTTATAATACATATGACCTACCACTCTTACATATCCTGAGGTTGGTTTAGTTGTAGTAAATGCTGCAGTAGATCCGGTTAAGTACACAGGCATACCGTAAAAACTACTTCCACTTACAAACGGCATAGTGTCTGGGTATCCAGATGCTGTTGTGACTGTGATTATTCCTTCTGTTAGAATTAGGCCTTTGTTATATGGTTCTACGCAAATTCCTAAAAGTTTTGTAGTGGTGTCAGTTGTTTGATCTGATCGTTTCCATATACCATCTGTGTCTAAAAATACAGGATTAGATGCTGTTACTGCTAAACTTATGTTTGTTGAAACCTCTATAATATTACCAGCAGCATTAGCATTTAGAGAATAGACATTGGTTTGTGTAAAATCCTCTTGTATATCTAATGTTAAGGCTTCAATAGTGGGACGATAATTTACTATATTTAATCCATCTCCTCCTCCGTAAGCTATCATAAGATTGCCATTTAGATCGTAAAGATATCTATTAGTCCAATTTACCGATGGTAATGTATCGTAATCGTTTAGTGTTTGATTAGCCCAATCTAATACTGCGCCATTATCATGTTCTAAAGTTCGTTGAGTTGTCCAGACAATGCTAGCACTGCCATTTTCATCTAATAATTGTCTATTTTCAAAATCAGCTGATGGGTTAGAGTTTGTACTCCAAACATAAACACCTCCGGCGGTTGTTGCTTCTATTAAACTAGCATTAAGGTCAACATTTTCAACTATAAAACCATTAGTTTTAAGATAAACCTGAGATCCGGTTATTTCTAATGATCCAGTTACGCCTAATGATCCAGTTATACGAGCTGAACCTGTATATGGAAACGGTGGAATGTAATTATCTAGATATGATGCTGTTAGTGCATATGATGCGCTTGTTGCAAATGATGCGCTTGTAGCAAAACTTGATGTTCCATTTAAACTACCCGTTATTCCTGCTGTTACAGTTAATGAACCTGTAATTTGTGTTACAGATGCACTTGTAAATATTTGTGAGTCGTTTAAGTGATCTCCGCCATCACTGCGCGGGACAACCCATTTAGTTAAGTTAGGTTCATCACCTAATGATCCGGTGTTTCTAGGACCTGATAAAAGCATACCTCCGGTATATGTTAAACCATCTACATTTTGATATACCCAATGATTATGAAGTGAGTCCCAGGCCAAGCTAGCAGTCGCTGTGGAAGAACCAGAATCATATACTTTAAGTCCTCCAAACCGTTCTACCGGTTCAAATACATTTACGGAAATAAATGATTCACTAACAAATAAATTGGATGCAGTTACACTAACGAATGAAGCTGTACCGTAAAACGTAGATTGACCATTTACTATCAATGAACCAGATATGTATGTTGCACCTGCATATAAATTAGATGCTGTTATGCTAGTTGCAGTTAATGAACCAGTTAAGCCATAAGAACCAGAAAGTTGGTTAGTGTGTGTCCAAACACCGGTACTACCACTTTGTACATATGTCCACAAATCTCCATAATGGTATATGCCTTCAACTAGCACCGAACTTAAATCTGAAAAATCAATTGGTTCTTGTACAGCAACGTATATGATTCCACTTCCGCCCGGGCCTGCTTTGACACAAACGCCTACTGGAATAATTTCATACGGAGCATATGGCGGAATGTTTGTTAAAGCTCCTGATGATCCCGTACCAACAAATAACGTGTCGCCATCATTAAATGCATTAGTATTTAAACCTCTAACAAGGCCTTGTGTTGTTACATAACCTTTTGAGTTATGTTCAATATCATGAGTTGCTACACCTAGTATTTGATTAAGTACATTTATACTTCCCGATACTAAAAGCGATTGTGCTCTTTCAACTTCAGGGACGTCACCATGTGCCCCTAATAGTCTAACAACGGTACCGTTTGTAATTGTAGTACCTGTTCTATTTGATACGCGCGTCCAATTTTCTTGGCCAACTTGTAAAGTAATGTCAGCTTCTGCATTATATACAGCCAATGCTCCATCAGTGTTATCCCAAAATACACGACCCGATTTCCATGCAGGTATTGCTGAACCAGTATTAAAATCAATATAATCAACATTATTTACCGAACCTGATATTTGTATGTTTTTTGAATATGATGCTGTTGCTGCATATGATGATGATGTAACACTATTTGCACCATATGGACCATATACTCCAGATGCTGTTATATATGAAGCAGTTATGGCATTTTCAGCCCAACTTGCAGTACCAAATAGTGAACCTGTAATACCTTGTGTTACTGTTAATGAACCTGTTATGATTGCAGATCCGGTAACATCTAGGCGAGCGTTTGGTGTTGTTTTTCCAATACCAATTCGTCCACTGCCAGTTACAAATAATATATTTGGATTACTTGGAGAATCTATTCTAAATAAAGCAGCTGAATCTGCACCGGATATGTGAAGAGATGCTGAAACTGTTGTAGTTCCAATACCAACGCCCACACCACTTGTTCCAGATGTGATTCGCATACGTTCAGCATTACCAGCACCTGAAGTAAAGGTAAAGAATTGTAAACCGGATCCATTACCTAAAATTATCCTATCAAGATACGTCGAACCTCCAATTTCCGTTCCACCAGGGATAGCACGGATTCCTCCAACAGTTTGACCAGTTGATGCTCTATTTAAGATAACTTCTCCATTAACATTTAATTGACCCAATGATAATTTACTACCACTATAAGTAAATCCAGCATCTGCAGATAAAACGTTTGCATTATTGAAAATTACTTGTGATGATGAACCTGGTGCTGTAACGGATCCACTTAAACTACCTGTAAATGAAGTTGCAGTTATTGAACCTGTAATTAATACATTTTGTACAAGCGGATTAACAAATGAAGCAGTTATTGCATTATTTGCCCAGCTGGCAGTTCCGAACAATGAACCTGTTATACTACCTTGTATGCGTAATGATCCTGTTATTTCAACATCGCTTTCGCGTGATATAGGATTTGATCCGGTCCATTTGCTTGAAACAATGCCTGTTAATTGAGAACCATCGCCCTTAAATGAACCCGTAAATGAACCGGTTGTATATGATGCAGTAAATGCATTGAATGATGATGTTGTTACTAAAGATCCAGTGTCAATTGATATGCTACCTGATAGATATGATGCTGTAAGTGCATAACTTGCACTAATTGGATATAGTGAACCTGATTGTAATTGTCCGGGCTTAAACTGTCTCATTATTGCCATCTCCCGTTTATAATTACCGTGTCTGTAGGATCTATACCATATCCTAACACGGAAGTATTAAACACAATGGTTTGCGTTGATGCATCGGTAGGCGTCCATGTATATACTACTTTATCAATATATTGTCCGTTAATATAAACATCAAATTCATTTACCGTTGCAATTGTATTAGTTACTGGATTAATTGCAGCATACGCTGCTACCGTCACCGTTGTTGCATTGACATATGTTGCTTGTTTGTCTGTTAATGCGGTTAAATACAACATTGCGGCTGCATTAAGTGATATGGTAGAACCGCCCCCCGAAACTACTACGGAGCCTCCGGACATAACTTGTTGTTGATTTTGAAGTACTGCTTGTGGAACTTGCGTTGTACTAAATATATTAAGATTGCCAACATCAACTACAACATCAAATGAAACTTTTTTAAGTGAATATGCCTTTCGAATTGTTTCAATTCTAGATTCTTGTGCAGAAAGCAACGTTCCTAAAACAGTTAGTGGTATAGTTGCTCTAACTAAACGATCTTCGCCTACTGTATTCACTGTTTCAAATGATACTGACCCAATAGTTGTAGCAAATTTATTTGCATCATTTCCCCAAGCAAATCGCCCATATGGTAATATTTGATCAATTAAATCATTAAGTTGTGTTGTAAAATCACACCATATCATCATATCATATTCCAATGTAACATATTTTGGAATATCTACAATATAAATTTTTTCTGAGTCTGCTGGTTGATTTGTTGGTATTGGAAATAATTCATCTTCATAACGATTACGTTCATTATATCGTTGTCGATAAACTATTTGATTTCCAGATTGTGGTCTATTAACATCTAACGTACGATGTTCATCACGTTCAGCAATACTATTTCGTTTCAACATGATTAATGGAGATTGCAACATTCCTTTTTCATCACGTATATATCCTAATCTACGTACATTGTCCCATTTCTCTCCGTTAGCAAAAATAACTGGAACATTAATTACAGATTCATTTGCCGTTATTTGTGGTTGTATTTCATTTTCAATGTACCATTTAATTGCATAGTCAATATCATATGCCGTACGTTTTGCACTACGAATTACGTCATCATCTCGACGAATTTGCATTGCACGATTCAACAATACATCTGGCGTTAAACCTTCTGTTCGTTTCAATGCAGGTTTATTTGTTTTACGGTCAATATTTTGTTTGTTATATTTAGGCATTAATATCCTCGCTGTCCATTAGTTGTATTATTGCCTCCGCGTCGAATATCTTTGATACCTTGTGGAGTTTGACGAGTTGCATGTGCGTTACATAATACGGATACACTATATCCATGTTTGTCGCCATTCGGCCATGTCTCAGGATTTTTACCTACAAAATACTGATTTGCATCGACGCTATCTAATTCATAATACTCATTGTCCCAAAATACAATGTCGCCAACTTCTGGATAAAATGTAGCTCGTTCTAATATGTCTCTTGAAATAGCAAATGTTGCCGTACGTGTATATGTGTGTCCATAATCATCCATATTTGACGTCTTATCGTCCTTCGTAATTAAGCACGGAATCATAATGGAATCATAATATGCCTTGCGCTCTGATTCGCCGTATATGTTAGCGTTACTCGCATCTACTAGCAGTTTAAAGAACTCAATTTCAGTATCAATTATTGCATTAATCAATTCCGAATTAATTGCTGCTAAAAATCTCGCATCTCGTTGACCGCCAAATAGAGCCATGTTTATCCTATATAAATTTTCAAAGGCACTTTGCCTAGTATTTCACTCATTTGTGTTGCTTCTGCATTTTGTCGAGTTAGCATTTGTTCTTTAGTCATTTTTTCTAAAAATTCTCGAAGCTGCGTTATTAATGCTTCTTTTTCAGTCTGACCTTGTGTAACTAAATCAGTTCCGTTAAGCGTTACTTCACCATTTGGAATTGGAACTGATGAATATTTACTACGTACATATCCCAATGTTTCTTTAACTAGAGCCGTTCCATATCTAATAATCCAAGCACGCCCCATATCATTGATTGATTTATAAGTTTGATATGTATATGGTATATTTGATGCATCTGTTATCAAACCATCTTGTACAGCTGTATTTCCGAATAGTATTGCTTCTTTACCTTTATCTTCTTCAAATAAAAATTCAATCCAAACATTTTTAAAATATGGAGAAGCCATTGTGCCTTGCGTTCCAGGTACAGGGTATATTCGTATATCATCTCCATGTATATCAAAAGAAAAATGTGATTTACGTATTTGATCATTGAATTCTATAGTTTGTATACGAAGCAAATCCATATGAATCGGCATCATCATGAAATTAACCGATGGCGAAAATCCTCCAAAATCAAATGCATCAAGTAATTGTTGAGAACCTAAACCTGTTCCTACAAACGGATCAAAGTATCTAACAATTGCAGGAGGTACATTATGCAATACTCGTTTAATCTCAATTGAACTAGTATTTGAAAGAGTTTTTCCTGCCGCAGCAAATGATGCTGATACTGCTTGTCTAATACTATATGTTTGTTGTCCTGAGACGATATCAATTGATGCCGAATACCAACGTACGGTTCCTCCCGAATCAGCTTCAGTACCATATGCTTTTGATAATTTAGTAATATATCCTAATGATTGGCCAACTAAAGTACCTGTCAACCCTTTTGCTCCTAAAACATTTGAACCGGTTTGTACTCCCAGAGTTGATACTAAATTATTAATAATATTAACTTGATTAATTTGATTGGAATATTCCATGGTAGCTGCTTCAAATGCAGCATAAAAATTTATTGCTAAAAGTTCAACATCCATGATAGGATATCCAACCTGTTGTGCGGCATATTTTGCAAACGAATCTGCATGTTGTTGAAACATGGGATCGGTATCAAAAAAGCCAAATGGTGTTGATCCAGTTGTAAACGAAGAAGATCCAGGCCATATGGGCTTATTTTCTGAGTAATCCATGATTTATCCTTTTATATATAAATATCAATATGATTCATTTAAGAGTCGCAAAATTTCCGTTAACGCTTCATGGCGGTGATTATCTTTTAAAATAATTTCATTCACAAATCGAGACTCTTTGATTTTAGGAACTTCATGTATGGCTGAATCATTTTTAAATTTTAAATCTACTTGATGTTTATCTCCGGTTAATATCATTATACTGTCCTTACCTAAACGAGATAAAACCATTTGTAATTGTTGTTTAGTTAAGTTTTGAAACTCATCTACAATACAAATTGCATTGTCAAAAGTACGTCCGCGAAAATGAGATAATGATACTAATTCAATATTTTCTTCCTTTTCCATTTTGTTTAATATTTCAGGTTTGTTATAAACTTTACGCATATTAGATCTAATTGGAACTAACCATGGATCCATTTTTTCTGCTAATGAGCCTGGAAGAAATCCGTTATCTTCATTTGAAACGGTTGGACGTGTAATGATAATTTTATTTACTTGACGTTTAAAAAACATATCCAATGCAATTTGAACTGCTAACAATGTTTTTCCCGAACCTGCTTGTCCTAATAAAAAATTGAATGGAGTTTCAATAATTTTTGCTTTTGCTTGTTTTTGTTCTTCTGACAATGTAATTGAATATTTAATGTCATTCTTCGGTGGAGTTTTCTCCTTGTTCAGTGTTGCCATAACTTGCTTTCGTTAAACTAATTTTGTAAGTGTTGATTCTTGCAATGACATATCTTTAAGTGTTTCAATCTTTCCTAAACATGCTTTACGAATAGCAAAATACGTTTGTCTAGGTGGATGTGGTGTCATTACCTTAATTGTAATTCGTTCTTTGTCTGGGCCTAAGTCTTGTTCGATATGAACCATGAGTACTAAGGTAATTGCACGTATTCTATCTAATACGTCTACTAAGCGACCATCATATCTGATGATTACTTCCATTGAATATTTAACATACGGAACTGCCATAATCTTTTAATATAAATATCGAACAGTAAGAAAGGGATGACCGGAGCCATCCCTTCTTCTTAATTAGTTAATTGTTTAACTTATTAAAGAGTGTTTAATCCGTGAACATATACTTTTCCGTAGAATTCTGGACGAACTACTTTCTTCGCGTAACGTGTCATGACACCTTTACGTGGAGTGAAGTTAACTGGATCGTATACAAGTGGAGTCATAATCAACGGAATATAAGGGCTAAATACAGCACCTGTTTCAAGGAATTGACTTCCTCTGAATCCCATTAGGATTACGTTCTCTAACATATATGGATTTTTGTAAACTGTGTAACGGTTATTGATTGCACCAATTTTTTGTACACCAGCTGCAAATTCCATTTTAGTTCCATCAGTGTCTGCAGCAAATCCTGGGATAGACTCAAGAATAGTTGCAACTGCAGGAGATGTTACTAAGAAGTTAGCACCACCACGTAATGTTTTTTGGTGAATTTTGTTAGATACTTTTTGAAGTTTAGTACCCAATGTTTGGAACCATCCACCTTGAGTGTTGTAGAATCCATCACCAGCCGAACCAACTGAACCAGCAGCAGCTTGAGTAAATCCATTACCATTCCATACATTGTTATTTAAAGCTGACCAATACTCAGTTGTTGGGGCTGCTGAAATCAACATATCAAGGATCTCAAGATCGATTTCCATTGATACATACTCAGAAAGCATTGAAGTCAATTCAGCTTCAGCATCAATTGAGTGGTAAGCGTTAAGATCTTGAGCAAATTCAGGTGTCCAAACTGCTTTCAACTTACGAGTCTTAGCAACGATTGGATCTGATTGAAGCTCTAAGTTCAATTCAGGGATGTTAATATCAGTACCATCATCGATACCACTATTTGCGGTAGAACCTTTGAATGGATTAGTATCTTCAAAATCACCTCTTTCATAAGAGATAGGTTGAACACTGTAATTAACTTTAAAGTTAGAAGCTGAAATTGCTTTTTGAATTTCTGTTGCATCTGCAGTTGTAACAATAAATGATGCAGTGTAAGCTGAAGTAATTGAAGAGAATGCTTGAACTGGAATGATTTCAGTTGAACCAGATACTAATGTAAATGCTCTAACCGCAAATAAATCAGCATCATTTGGCATTGCAACAGTTATTTTTTTGTAGCTTGACAATGAAGCAGAATACGCGCTATCAAAGTTAACATCTGCTGCATTTGTTAATGCACCTGCGCCAGAACCTGTTGAAGCAACTGCTGACAAGTTTGAAGTTGTTACACTCTTAATTGAATAACCGAAACGACCAGCACCATAAAGACCACCTGCCGCATCAGAACCAGTTGTAGTAACACCAAACAATGAATCTAATGCATTAGGATTACCAAATGGATCACCTGTTCTGTTGTTGTTATCATCATTGAATCCTGGTTGAGCTGTACCATATTTAAAGTCTAAATAAAATACTAGACCCGATGGCAAGTTCATTGGTTGAACAGAAACGAATTCTTTAGCTGCAAATTCAGCGAAGATTCTTCTTACCAATGGAAGTGCAACACCTGCCCACTCTTCAGATCCTTCTGCAGTACCTGTTTGTGAAGCTTCTTTTACTAATTGACGTGCTTGGTTTTCAAGCAATTGTGCCATTCCGGCTCTTTCAGTCTCACGTTTAAGACCTTCTAATAGTCCGGTTTTTTCCCACTTATTAACGATTGCTACCGATGCAGCACGTTGAGAAGCGTCTGGACTTTGTAATAATGAATTTAAACTCATCGTTTTTCTCCTTTGTTTTGTTTTTTTTAAATTAAATTAATCCTGCCAATTTCTTCCAACGGTTTGCCATTTCGAAACCTTCTGAAAGAACTTGAGTTGTTTGTTTTGACGGTGCAGTGGTTGCTGTAGGCTTAGAAGCTAAAGATTCTTTAACAACTCTTTTAGCTTTAGGCTTATTGAATGATTCTGCTAACGTACTAAATACTAATTTTACTTCTCTTGTATTACCAGCTCTGTCAAAGTTTTCAATTACTTTCATTTTTTGACCTTCTGACAATTCAAAATTACGGAACAATTTGTTGGTGTAAAGA